ACAACTACATCGATGGAAATGTTCTAAGTAACTGTTTCCGGGCGCAAGCCAACACCGTTGCGGCTTCGCATGCTGACAATGTTTCAGTCTTTGTCCCTCAGTTACCTGCCGTGACTGTCTGGCCTACTCCTGATAACACGACTACCTACACATTTGTGTACTGGCGCATGCGTAGGGTGCAGGATGCCGGGGCTGGTGTAGAGACTGCTGACATGAATTTCCGCTTCCTGCCGTGTGTAGTGGCAGGGCTGGCCTACTACATCGCTATGAAAGTCCCTGAGTTGCAGGGACGGATGGACATGCTGAAGGCAACCTACGATGAGCAATTCAATCTGGCGGCAGGGGAAGACCATGAGAAAGCCGCTTTGCGGTTGGTTCCCCGGCAGTCATTCATTGGCTCTGGTGGAACATAATGGGCAACAGGTTTGCGTCAGGTAAATACTCAATTGCCGAGTGTGACCGGTGTGGTCAGCGGTATAAGCTGAAGCAGCTTAAGTTTGAAGTTGTCAAGACCAAGCTGTATCAACTGAAGGTTTGTGATGAGTGCTGGGATCCAGATCAGCCGCAGCTTCAACTGGGTATGTACCCGGTGGATGACCCGCAGGCTGTGATGCAGCCCCGCCCGGACACAACGTATGTAACATCAGGTGTAAACGTGGATGGGTATCCATCTGGTGGATCACGGGACATTCAGTGGGGCTGGAGGCCGGTAGGCGGGGCCAGCTTCTTTGATGTAGGACTCACACCAAATTACTTGGTCGCAACGGCAAGTGTTGGTACAGTATCAATCAGCGCAACTTAGGAGCAGATATGGACAAGAAACAAGTCAAGGCAATTGCCGACACCGAAGCCAAGAAAATGGTCAAAGGCCATGAATCCCGCATGCATGCCAAAGGCATGAAGGCCGGTGGCCCCACCAGCTTGGATCGTAAGAAATACGGAAAGAACCTTTCCCGTGCAATGAACCAGAAATCTGGGAGCAAATAATGGGCAAATACAGCATGAAGAAAATGGGCAAGGAAGTTGGCGATGCCAGCGTCTATGCCGAACCCCACACCATGGATGGGAAGAAGGCCAGCATCTCCAGCAACCCTGGCAAAGGGCCAAACGGGAGCGAGGCTGTGAATGTAAACATGTCAGTTGGCAACATCAACCGCAGTGGATATTCTGAACCCAAGACCAGCGGCATCAAGATGCGTGGTACGGGAGCCGCCACCAAAGGTGTGATGTCCAGAGGCCCAATGGGTTGAGGTTTCTATGGCAATGACATATGCCCAGCTTGTAGTCGCTGTCAGCGATTATTGTGAAAACACGTTCAATACAACGGACATGAACACAATGATCAAGCAGGCTGAACAGCGTATATACAACACGGTTCAGATTGCGAACTTGCGTAAGAACGTGACGGGAACGCTCACCTCTGGCAACAAGTATTTGTCATGCCCGGACGATTTCCTGTCTGTTTATAGCCTTGCTGTGTTTCCAAACAACAGCACAACCGCCACCGGGACATCTGGACTGTTTACCATTGTTGTTGCCTCAACCACTGGCATCGCAGTCGGACAGCAGGTAACTGGTTCAGGCATTGGATCAAATGCCGTTGTGCGGAGCATCTCTGGGACAACGCTCACCTTGACGGTGGCAAACAGTTCCACGGTGTCGGGCACTGTTACCTTTCAGGGCGACTACCTGTACCTGCTGAACAAGGACGTTAACTTCATTCGTGAGGCTTACCCCTTGTCTGCGTTCTCTTCTGAGCCAAAGCATTACGCCATCTTTGGCCCACAATCATCAAACGTCACTGAGTTGTCGTTCATTGTTGGCCCAACGCCAAACAGCACCTTCAGTGCTGAATTGCATTATTACTACTACCCGGAGTCCATCGTGACTGCGTCAACCACTTGGTTGGGCGACAACTTTGATTCTGCGCTGTTGTATGGGACTCTGTGTGAGGCTTATACCTACATGAAGGGTGAGCCTGATATGGTCAAGCTGGTCAATGATCGGTATATCCAATCAATTGCTCTGCTCAAGAACTTGGGTGATGGCAAACAGCGTCAGGATGCTTATCGTGATGGTCAGGTTAGGGTTCAGGTGAGTTAATGTCAATTGTCCAAACCCAGACCACCAGCTTTAAAGCGGAGCTTTATCAGGGCATCCATGACTTGACCACGGATGTGATCAAAATCGCCCTGTATACAGCCAATGCAAATTTAAACGAAGACACCACCGCCTACAGCAGTGTGAATGAGGTGGCCGCTACAGGCACTTATGTGTTAGGTGGTCAGACAATGACCGGGATCACCGTCAGCACATCTGACTACACGGCTTATGTTGGGTTCAACAATGTGTCTTGGACGGGCGTAATCACGGCCCGGTGTGCCTTGATTTACAACGACACTGTTGTTGGTAAGCCATCCATAGCAGTGCTGGACTTTGGGTCTGACAAGACATCGACCACCACATTCTTAATCACAATGCCAGCCAACACATCAACCACAGCATTGATCAGGAGTTCAAATTGATAGTCACGACCACCAAAGGCGACATGGATGATTCCCTGCTTGAGAAGCGGGAAGGAACCGTGGACAATGACAATGAACTGACCACCTGGGTTGAGTATTGGCTGGAAGCTGAACTTGTGCATCGTTCTGTACATGTCCAGTTGAAGAAAATGCCGGTATTTGCTGGCGCTCAAGCCGCATCATTAGGTTAAAGGAAACAAAATGGCGAACACACAATCAATGACCACCTCGTTCTTGGGCGAGGTGCTGACTGCAACCCACAACTTTGGTGTTGCTCCTACACGGGGAACGACCGCTGCTGACACGTTTAAAGCAGCCCTGTACCTGACATCTGCAACGATCAATGCCTCCACCACGGCATATTCGGCAACTGGTGAAGTGTCGGGCACAAACTACTCCGCAGGCGGCGTGACGGTGACCAATGCCACTGTCCCGGCATCCACCAACACTTCAACAACGGCTGGCACGGCCTATTGGACTCCTTCGGCATCAATCACCTACACCACAGTGACGTTGTCCACGGCGTTTGATGCGGTGTTAATCTATAACTCAACGCAGAGTAACAAGGCGGTCAGTGTCCACACCTTTGGTTCACAGACGATCACGGCTGGAACCTTCACCTTGACGATGCCTTCCAACACGACTTCGACTGCTCTGTTGCGCTTGGCTACCACCTAAAGGGGTAGATCATGGCCGGGTGGGGCGTTGGCGCTTGGGGCTACGGCACTTGGGGCAACGGCGAAACCATCCTCACCGGGGATGATGCAACCGGGGCTGTTGGCACAGTCACGCCTAGCGGGTCAGTTGCCCTATCAGGTGTAAACGCTTCTGGCTCTGTTGGGACAGCCTCTCCGGGCATAACGATAGCCCTAACGGGCGTTGTAGCTTCTGGGGCCGTAGGCACAGTAACGGTCGATGAGAGATCACTGGCCCTGACCGGAGTATCAGCTTCTGGCGCAGTTGGGACGATGGCTCCCAGCACATCAGAGGATGAAGACGGTGACATTGCTTATGGCTATGTTGGGGATGTTGGAAATGCCCATACAGTTGCCCTGACAGGTGTTTCTGCGGCTGGATCAGTTGGAACGATTGTTCCCAGCAAAGATGTTGAGATCACGGGGGTGTCAGCCTCTGGGTCGGTGGGTTCTGTCACTCCAGCTATATTGGTAGCCCTGACGGGCGTAACAGCGTCCGGTGCGGTTGGAACTGTTACAGCAGACAAGAGCAGGGATTTGTCGGGTGTTTCAGCCAGCGGGGCCGTAGGCACAGCCACTCCAAGTGCAACGATAGCCTTAACGGGCAATCTGGCGTTTGGATACCCAGGCGGGGTGATTGTTCCACTCCAACCGGTTACAGCGACAGCTTCTGTTGGATCGGTTGTTCAAGAGGTGTCGATTGCCCTGTCTGGTGTAAACGCATCAGGCTCCGTGGGTACGATGTCGGTAGCCGCAAGGGTGCTGGCTCTGACAGGTGTAAACGCAACAGGATCAGTGGGTGATGTGATTGCTGTGTATTGGAAGCCAATACCGGATGATCAAACTCCTAACTGGGCAAACATTGGAAATTCACAGACGCCAGGATGGGCAAATGTTGGTGACACGCAGACACCTTCGTGGCAAAATATCAGCAACCCGCAGACACCCGGTTGGGGAGATGTTTCAGATGAACAGACCCCCGCCTGGGAAGCAGTCGTAACTTGAGGTTTAAACATGACTACAGCATATACATCACTCTTAGGCTTCGCCCTCCCCGTCACGGGAGAATTGAGCGGGACATGGGGCGATACAGTCAACAACAGCATTACATCATTGCTGGACTCTGCAATCGCCGGGACAACAACTCTCTCCACGGACGCAGATGTAACTCTGACTAACCTGGACGGGACAGCGGACACATCCCGACAGGCCATTCTCTTATGCACAGGCGCACGGACGGCAATAAGGACAATTACCGCCCCGGCACTGTCCAAGATTTATACGGTCATCAACAGCACAACTGGCGGTTTTTCCGTACAAATTGTGGCCGCAGGCCCAACCACAGGCGTAACAATTGTTGCTGGTGAGGCTGCGTTAATTGCATGGAACGGATCTGACTTCATTAAAGTCAGCAACACAGGCGGGTCGTTTACAACTCAGAACCTGACAGTGACCGGGAACACCATCCTGGGTGATGCAATAACCGACACAACAACCCTTAATGCCCAGACAAGGTTTCAGTCTCGGGCAATCTTGGGTTATGCCAATATGACGGGGCCAGCGTCCACCAGCCTGTCAACCACGGCCCCTGCCTTCCTGTATAGCGGGGCAACAACTTACACCGTGTCAGATGTATCTGGCGGCACACAGACACATGCCCCCGTAATAAGTTTGGGTCAGGCAACAATAACCAACGCAACAACAAACACAATTTTTACCAATGCGTCTACCCTGTACATTGGCGGCACACCAAACGCAAGTACAAACATTACGTTTACACGCCCATATGCCCTGTATCTAGATTCAGGAACAACGACAGCAGCAGCGGCTGTAACTTACACCAATGCGGCAACTCTGTATATTGCTGGCGCTCCCACTGCTGGATCAAATGTCACCCTGACAACCCCATACGCCTTGTATGTGGCCGCTGGTGCTTCGTATTTGGGTGGCAACACAGCAGTCACTGGAACGCTGACTGCTACAAGCACTTTGGCAACTGCTACGGCAATTGTTAATACGACCAATGCCAACGGCACATTTTTGCAAATACAACTTAGCGGCACACCTAAAACTTACCTTGGTTCATCTGTAGCCATATCTGGCGTTGGCACATCTTCTGACACCGATGTTTATGCCACCGGAAAATTACGATTATTTGGCGACAATCAAGTAACAAACTATGCCACCATGTCCTCCACTGGCCTTGCAGTTACTGGAACGCTGAGTTCTACGGGACTAGCAACATTGACATCAAGCCAAATCACGGGAGCTACTTTCCCAGCAAGCGGCTCGGGCTTGGAACTTGTATTTCAAAGCGGAACCTCAAAACTTCAATCGTTTAATCGAACTGGTAGTGCATATTTACCATTAACGATAGACGGGACAACAGTAGGAGTTTTATCTTCTGGTGCAACAATAGGCGCTTTCTCCTCCACTGGCCTTGCAGTCACTGGAACATTCAGTAGCACCCTTGGAGCAACCATTCAAGGACTCACTGTAGGTCTTGGCGGCGGTGCTGTAGGAACAAACACTGCGGTGGGTTCGGGTGCTATTGCCGCAACGGCAACGGGCACTTATGCAACTGCAATTGGATACTACGCCCTTCCGGCATTGACAAGCGGGCTTTACAACACTGCTGTTGGGGCCAACTCTCTTGCGCTCAATAAAGGCGGCTCATCAAATTCAGCTTTGGGTGTTAGCGCACTTGGGGCAAATGTTTCTGGAAATCAAAACACGGCAATTGGCGTTGATGCGTTGCGGTTTACAACATCCTCAAATAACACTGCTGTAGGTTTTGAGGCGGGAAAAACAAATGTTTCAGGCACAGAAAACTTCTACGGTGGGTATTTAGCTGGTCAACCAGCAACGGGAAGTTATTTAACTTTTGTTGGAAGCCGTGCAGGTAATGCAAGTATTACTGGTGATGGTAACACTGCTGTTGGTTATTATGCTTATGGCTCTGGTGCAGGCGGTGCAAACAATACTGCTATTGGAGTACAAACCCTGTATTTGAACAACTCAGGCTCAAACAACACTGTTGTAGGTTATACGGCAGGGTATACAAACCAAACTGGCTCTTATAACACTTTTATGGGTGTAAGTGCTGGTCGTTTATCTAACTACAACGGTAACGCTTTCAACGCTGCTTATGGCTATGCGTCAGGATATAACCTAAGCATTGGAATAAACAACTCGTTTTACGGGACTAATTCTGGTTCTGAAGTAACCTCAGGCTCAAAGAACACCATCATTGGTAACTACAACGGCCTTGCCGCACCTATTTCCCAAACAGGTAGCAACTACATCGTGCTGTCTGATGGGGATGGAACTATTGGTCTTTCAACGACTTTTAACTCATCAGTAGCACTTAATGGCGCAGTCCCTCAAAGCGGCACAGGCATCACATTCCCCGCATCTCAAAACGCATCGTCCAATGCAAACACGCTAGATGATTATGAGGAGGGGACTTTTGACCCCACAATTACAAGAAGTGGCTCAAATCCTACTGTTACCTACACCAATCAACTTGGTTCTTATGTAAAAGTTGGACGATTGGTCAATGCAACTTTTGCTGTTTTTTGGTCTGCAAATTCGGGTGGTAGTGGAAACTTTACCATTTCTGGATTACCTTTTACAAACACCAATAGTGCTGACAACTACTCTCAAGCATTTGGCGTTGACATGTCTGGAGTAACTTTTGCAGTAGGCACAACAACATTTGGCGGTTATGTAAATGTAAATACCACAACAATTTTTTTAACATGTGCTGGTTCTGCTGTATCTTCTTCTGCGCCAACTTTAGGAAGTACTGGTTACTTATATATGAGCGTTGCTTACATGGCATCCGCTTAACAATTTTTTAGCTTGATTGGATTTATCAAGCTGGACACAACGCCAACTTTAAGGAGAAACCCAAATGGCAATCACCAAAGAAAAAGCAATCGATCAAATCACCGTGACTGAGAACGGCATCGTTCTCTACCGTGAAGCTACCCGCATCATGGAAGATGGTCAGCAACTGAGCCAAACTTACCATCGCTCAAGCCTCACGCCGGGCCAAGACTTGACGGGCATCCCTGCCAATGTTGCGGCAATCTGCAATGTCGCTTGGACTGCTGAGGTCATTGCGGCATATCAAGCGCAAGTGGCGGCACAAACGCAAGGAATGCCAACATGACCACTTTCACCACGACCATCATTGCCATGTACACCCTGCAACAGCCTGACCCCAACTATGTGGTCAATGCTTTGTGGGAAGTCACTGGCGTGGACGGGGAGTACACCGCATCCATCGGCGGCAACACCACCTTTGACTCAACCCAAGCGCCTGAGACATTCATCCCATACGACCAGCTTACCCAAGCCATCGTCATTGGGTGGATTCCAGAAAACGCCATGGCAAGCGCACAGGCGTGTGTACAGGGCCAGATCGACAGCATGATCACGCCGCCTGTCAGTCCTGCAAATACAGCTTTGCCTTGGGCATAATTGATATGGGCAACCCGCTGGCCCTGACAGCGGTATTTTTTTGGAGAAACGCATGACTGAGCAAGAGACTCTGGCAACCCCTGTCAAACTGGAACTGCCCTTGGGCGCAGTGAACATGATCCTGGCCGCCTTGGCAAAAGCACCTTATGAGCAAGTCGCTGACTTGGTGCAAGCCATTCGTGAGCAGGCCATCCCCCAAGTGCCAATGCCTGAAGAAGCCAAGCCTGCGGAGCAGCCATTGATCCAATAACCGCATTTGCCCTGTGCAAAGGGGCATATGAAGGCATAAAGGGCTGTATCAGCGTTTACCAAGACCTGAAGAAAACCGGGTCTGATCTGACAAAGATCACAGGTGAAGTTGGTACAGCCCTTTCAAGTTTTTTCAAGGGCCACGCAGAGTTGGAATCTAGCCATGAAAAGGCTGAGTACCAACGTGAAGAGAACCAGAAGAGGGGGATAAAAGACGATCTTGCCACACAAGCCATAGACAATGTGATGTATCTGCGGCAGACCAAGCAGTTTTATGCCGATCTTGAGAGAATGGTGCGCTGGGAGATGGGGCAACCTGATCTCTGGCGTGAAATTGTTGAAGAGTATCAAAAGCTGTTGGATCAGAAATCGGAGCAAGCGGCACGGGAGTTGCACGAAAAGCGGGTGAAAGCATGGCGGCGACAAAGGTTAAAAAATCTGATGCTGGACAGGGTGCTGGAAACGGTGGTGGTGGTTTTCGTAACCGGATACCTGATATGCCTAATGTGGATAATCAGTCTTCATCATCGGGGTCGTTTGGATACCTTTTTGTCCTGATCTTGTTTGCATTGGTCTTTGTGCTGGTCATCCCTCTGGTGGGGATGCTGTATGTGGACACGTTGGTGGTGAAAAGAGAAGCCAAGGCCCAGATGGAAAAGGTGGAAAAACTGCGTAAGCAGGTTGAAGAAGAAAGGAAGAAAGATGATTGATCTTACCAAAGCCATCGGAGCAGTTGCCGCAAGCGTTGCCGCACTGGGCGGCAGCTATACGCTGGCCGATAAGTTTGGCTGGTTTGATAGAGCCATTCTTGAATGGTCACCAGAGCATTTTAAAATCGTAGCAGAGGCTGGACAACCCATCAATGTCACCGTTGCCAGAATTAAAAAACGGGACGATTGTTCTGTTGAGAGCTTTACGCCAAGCATTCGGGACGCAGCAGGCATGGTGCATGAGGCAACCACCACCGCAAGCAAGTTCAGCGGCCCGGCAGGCCCAGAGATCGACACGTTTACATACCAACTCACCATGGTAAGAAAAGAGAAGATTGCTGAAGGCAAGGCCACTTTGCTGGCAACCATCAAATACAAGTGTCCCGAGGGCGAGCGTGTTGTGCAATACCCCCGCCATGCAAATCTAAGTTTTGAACTAAAAGGTTAAACAATGCTCACTCTATTCTCATCCCTAATAAGTTTTCTCATGGGCGGCTTGCCCAAGATCCTTGAGTTCTTCCAAGACCGGGCTGACAAGAAGCATGAGTTGGCACTTGCCGCCATGCAGACCGAGCGTGAATTGACCCTAAAGAAAGCTGGCCTGGAAGCGCAGGAACGCATTGAACACATCCAGACCGAGCAGATCCAGATCAACGCAGAGGTCACCAATGCCCAGACCCAAATGCAAGAGCGCCAAGCCCTCTACGCCCACGATATAGCCTTAGGTCAAGGGGCAAGTACCTGGGTGATCAATATGAGGGCCGCAACCCGCTCTGTGATCACTTACGGCATGTTCGTGATGTTCATGTTCGTGGAGATCTTTGGCTTCTACTACGCTTGGCACACGGATGTGGCGTTTGATGTGGCGATCAACCAGCTTTGGGACGATGAAACACAAATCATCTGGTCGTGTATCGTGTCGTTTTGGTTTGGCGGTCAAGCGTTTAAATCAAAATGAACTTAAACGCTGGAAAAATGGCCGCTGGATTGGTCGAGGAAATACTTGAGGTTATCCACAAGTACGATGAATCCATGTATCTGCCCACCGTCTTGGGGGTTCTGGAGTTGGTAAAAATGCAACTTATTCAAGACCACCAAGAGGATGACGAAGAATGAACGTCAGCCCAGAGGCCATTAAGGTCATCTGCCACCATGAAGGTATACGGTTTAAACCATACCGTTGCCCCGCACAGCTTTGGACAATAGGAGTCGGCCATGTACTTTACCCAGACCAAGCTAAGCTACCAATGGATCAAAGAGGCGCTTACCAGCTACGGCCAGAAGATAGCCGCACGTTTTCAAAGGACGAAGTAGATGGGATTCTCAGGTCTGATCTTGCAAGGTTCGAGCGTGGAGTTGTTCAATTCTGTCCCGTTCCTCTTACACAAGGCATGTATGATAGCCTTGTTAGCTTTAGTTTTAATGTCGGTCTTGGAACACTCCAGCGTTCAACGCTTCGTCAAAAGCTGCTTCGGGGCGATAAAGCGGGTGCTGCGGAAGAACTCTTGAAGTATTGCATGGCTGGTGGGAAAATACTCAAAGGGCTGCAAAATCGGCGTATCGATGAACGAGCCATGTTCTTGTCATAAGGTAGACCATGCCACTCAAAAAAATTCAACTCAGGCCCGGTGTAAACAGAGAAAACACACGTTACACCAATGAGAACGGGTGGTATGACAGCGACAAGATCCGGTTCCGTCAAAGCACCCCAGAGAAAATTGGCGGGTGGCAACGTATTTCTTCAAGCACGTTTGTTGGTATCTGCCGCTCTCTGTGGGCCTGGGTAACGCTGGGCGCTGCCAATCTTCTGGGGCTTGGCACAAACCTGAAGTTCTACATTGAAAACGGCGGGTCGTATTACGACATCACACCAATTAGGGCTTTAAACGTCTTAACTAACCCGTTTACCACAACCTCCGGGTCAACGACAGTTGTTGTGACTGACACAATTGGCGGGTACATAAACAAAGACTATGTAATTTTTTATCCCAGCTATTTGTTTACTGTAGCCATCACTGGCACGGCAGGTCAGTTTTCTTGTGCAGCCACCACTCTAACGGTGGGACAGGCCATTCAGATCAGCGGAACATATGGTGGCGGTGGATCCATTACCGGGTACGTTAATCCGACAACCTACTACATCATCGTAACCAACGGAACAACCACGTTTGAATTGTCAGCAACCCCCGGTGGAACCGCCATTGCAACAACAACAGGAACCCCGACAGGATTGACCTACACCCAGACAGTAGGTGGGTTAAGCATTACAGGCGAGTATGCTATTTCTTATGTAGCTACAAGCCTGTCAAATGTCAATATCACCGGCATAGCAGGGCAATTCTCATGCAATGCAGCCGCATTATTTGTTGGGCAAGCATTGACCATTAGCGGCACATATGGCGGCACTGGATCAATATCTGGATATGTCAACCCAACAACTTACTTCATTATTACAACTAACGGAACCACCACGTTTACACTATCTGCCACCCTGAGCGGGCCAGCAATCACCACAACCTTAGGTACTCCTTCGGGGCTAACTTATAGCGGGGTTGCGGCATTCACAATTCAATCTGCCACTGCGGCAACATCCACCGCTAATGGTGGAGGCGTTGTAAATGCGGTGTATGAAATAAATAACGGGCCAGAGTTTGCCGTGACTTTAAACGGATGGGGCGCAAGTGCATGGGGGTCTGGAGCGTGGGGTATTGGTGGCTCATCAACTGACTCCCTGCGTTTGTGGAGCCAAACAAACTTTGGTGAAGATCTGATCTATGCCCCCCGTGGCGGGCCAATATATTACTGGGACGCTTCCATTGGCTTCACAGGCTCTACCTTTACGGTGACTATTGCCAACCCAGGGGTTCTGTCTACCAGTTTAAACCTTACCAACGGAACAGCTTTAACGCTAACCACTACCGGGGCGTTGCCCACGGGGTTAACAGTAGGCACGGTCTACTACGTTGTGAGCGTATCAGGAACGCAGTTTAGCCTTGCCGCCACATACAACGGGGCCGCTATAAACACCACCGGATCACAGTCTGGGGTTCATTCATTTTCGCCCAGAGGTATTGACCTCACAGACCTGGGTGGGGCATCAAGTGTCCCCATCATTCAGAACTTTATCCTTGTGTCAGACACAAGCCGATTTGTATTTGCATTTGGATGTAATGATTACGGGACAGCAACTCAAAATCCAATGTTGATACGGTGGTCAGATCAGGAGTCGGTTGTCAACTGGAATCCAGCGGCAACAAACCAAGCTGGTAGTTTGCTGCTCTCTCATGGATCAGAGATCATCACGGCCATGCAGGCCCGTCAGGAGATTTTGGTGTGGACGGATTCATCCCTGTACTCCCTCCAGTACGTTGGGCCACCTGTTGTATGGGGTTCCCAGCTTGTGGGGGACAACATATCTATCGCCTCAGAAAACGCAACGGCATACGCCAACGGCGTAGCCTACTGGATGGGTGTAGACAAGTTCTACAAATACGATGGTCGTACCCAGACCTTGAACTGTGATCTGCTTCAGTATGTTTTTAACAACATCAACAAGCTTCAGTATCAGCAGGTGTTTGCCGGGACAAATGAAGGCTTCAATGAAGTCTGGTGGTTCTATGTCAGCAATGACAGCTTGGACAACACAATTGACAGCTACGTTGTATTCAACTACTCAGAGAATCAAGGGCAGGGATGCTGGTACTACGGGTCATTGGCCCGGACAGCGTGGCTGGACAGTGGCCTGAGGGACTACCCCATGGCCGCCACATACAGCTACAACCTTGTCAACCATGAGCAGGGCGTGGACAACAATGAAACGGCAACCGCATTGCCGATTGAGTCCTTCATCACCTCATCTGAGTTTGATTTGGAAGACGGGGATAGATTTGGATTTATCTGGCGTGTGTTGCCCGATGTGAAGTTTGTGGGGTCAACTGCGGCAAATCCACAGATGACCATGTATCTCAAGCCCATGCAGAACTCAGGCTCTGGGTATAACAACCCTACATCGTTGGGTGGGTCTGATAACGCCACCGTGACCCGCACTGCAACAGTTCCCATTGAAGCATTCACCGGGCAGGTTTACATCCGTGTGCGGGGCCGTCAAATATCCATGGAGTACAGATCAACCACCTTGGGTGTTCAGTGGCAGGCTGGCTCTCCACGGATTGACATCCGTCAGGACGGCAGAAGATGACAGACATTTCCAAAGTTGTTGCGCCACGACTGCCCAATGCGCCACTTGCGTATGAGCCAACATACCAAGAACAGTTTATGAACATCCTGCGGTTGTACTTCAACCAACTGGACAACTCTACCCAACAACTCACTACAGACCGCAACCTGCTGTATTCTGTTTACACAGTGGCTACGCTGCCCAGCGCAGTGACCAGCGGCAAGGGCGCAAGGACATTTGTGTCAGATGCCTTGGCTCCTACATTTGGGGCAACCGTGGTTACCGGCGGAGCGATAGCCACCCCCGTGTATTCAGACGGCACGAATTGGAAGGTTGGTTGATATGGCAGATAAAGAAACAGCGCAAAGTCTGCTGGACAAAATACTAAAGGAAGCTACCGATAGCAAATTGTCGCCCATGGATTTCCTGGGCACAAAGAATGCAACATTAAACACCGCATTAAAAGCATTAAAAAGCGGAGAGGCAACTATCAGCCCACAAGGGGCCATCGTTTCCAAAACGAAAATGGTTCCTTTTGATAAGCAAACGTATCAACTTGGTAGTCAAAAATATTTTATCAATGATGGCGGCGATTGGGAAATTGCGCCAGAGCCAAAACCAGTAACTTATCTTCAATTAAAAACTATGCCCGATGGTAGCTATGGCCTACCAAAAATCAAAAATGAAAAAGATGGCGGGTGGTTTGAGTTTTCTCTGCCAAAAACAGTTAACCCGGTATACAAAGAAAGAATCGTACCTGCAAAAGAGGCTCAGACGTATATTGATATTGATGGATTTTGGCAAACCTCCCCAGCGGTTCCGCAAAAAGTTTATCAAGACTTGGTTAGCCAGGATCTTCCCAAAGATTGGGATACCAATGCTTCTGTAAAAGTAATTCCAAAAATACCCGGCGGCAAGGACTTTAGCTACCAAGATTATTACCACACTTCAACGGGCGTTGGGAACGACATTGCGGCAATTCAGCAGGGTGATGTGGTTGCTGAGAAATACATAGAACATTACGAAGATGGCTCTGAGGAGATGTACAAGCTTGTCAATTCTGATGGAAGCGTTGTTGCATACGGGTACAAGAAATATGCAGATGGCGTTTTAAAATCTCAAAACTACTGGGATCATGTACACGCTGGTTCGCATAATGTGTATATTGGGTTTGATGATAAATCAGGTCGTGTAGCGCCGGTACAAAATTTTGAAGAACAGGTAAGGTATAACCTAGACCAAACAAAATCAGGGCTACAGTTAATTACTGATAACGCAAAAGCAGCATTGCCTGTTTTTGCAATGATTTTTGCGCCTGTAATAGGCGAAGTTATTGGTGCAGCCCTGATGGAGGCTGGCGTTTTAACAAGTGCCAGTGCAGCAACAGGTGCAGCTATTACCGCTGGTGCAGATGCCGCCGCCGCCGCAACCGCAGGAGCCGCCGCAACAGCAACCGCAACAGCCGTTGGTACAGGTATAGCAAATGCAACAACAAACATGTTGCAGGGCATGCCAGCAGATCAAGCTATTGGAAGTGCGGCAATAAACACGGGAATACAGCTTGGCATGCCCGGAGCAGTGACTGACATTAAAAATGCAGTCTCCACTGTAACAAGCAACCCAGCAATAACTAATATTGTTACAGGCGCAACAGTGGCCGCCGGAACGGCATTGTTAAAGGGCAAGAATGCATTAGAAGCTTTTCAAAACGGTGGCACATATGCTCTTATAAATCAGATTGGTTTGGATATACCGGGCTTTGCGGACATGAACGCAACGGCCAGAAAGGTAATAACAGATGCAATAACGGCCAAAGTATCAGGTGGTAATTTCAGTCTTACCCCTGAGTACATGCTCAATACGGTTATTGCAACGGCAAACCAAAATAAAGCCGCTCTTGACGCTGGGTATGACAATGCTGACCAGAAGTTGGCAGCCGAAGATGGGGGCTTCCCTGACGCAAAGACGTTTAAAGCGGCAGACAAAGCAGGTTTCACAAACATTGGCGAATACAACGATGCCAAAGACAAAGGCTATGACAACGCAAATGATTTCCGTATAGCCAAGGCATCCGGATACCTTGATGCAATTGAGTACAAGGAAGGCAAGGCCGGTGGCTTTTTATCTGCCGACAGTTTCCATGAGGCCAAATATCTGGGCCTTGATGATCAGACCGAGTTAAATAAATATAAAGATGGTAAATTTACCAATGTTGATGCATTCAATGATGCAGAAACAAAAGGGTATAAGGATGTGGGAAGTTATTCTGAGGCAATGATTGCGGGATGGAATAGCAAAAATGAACAAGATGCCGCCGCAAAGTTAAACATAACTTCCCCAGAAGAATATAGGACGTTACTTAAAACAGACGCAGCAGAAGCCGATGCTAAAACGCATGATTATGACTCTGCGGCACAAATGCGTGCGGCACTGGATGGGGGCTTTACCGATTCCAAGACGTTTAAAACGGCTGACGCATTGGGTTATACCAATATTGGCGAGTACCAAGATGGAACGGCCAAAAAATTCGATAATGCCGATGATTACAGAACAGCAAAAAACGCTGGTTTTGAAGATGAATTTACCTGGAAGGAAGCCAGAGCACAGGGCTTCAACAACTTTGCCGATTATGATGATGCTAAGGATATTGGCATAGCCAGTTTAGATGCGTATAAAAAATACAAAAATGGGGCCTTCACCGATATAGAAGAATACACAGACGCTGTAAACAGGGGCTATTCCAACAAGGCTGAATATGATGATGCTATGGAAACGGGCTGGGAGAATAAGAACGAGCAAATAGCCGCCGGTAAGGTAAACATAACTGATCCAACAGAATACAGACAGGTTTTAACTGATGCCGCCAATGAACGCTCTGCCAAGGCAGAGGGCTACGACTCAGCGGCACAACGACAGGCCGCCCAAGACGGGGGGTTCCCCAATGCCGCCACGTTCAAGGTAGCAGACAAGGCTGGTTTTACAAACAACGCAGAGTTTGAAGCCGCAGGCAACGCAAGATTCAATAACGCCTCTGACTACCGTGGCGCTCTGGCCGCAGGTATTGAAACGCCTGAAGAGTTTAAACAGTACAAAGACAGTAATTATTCGGATGTGCTGGATTACCGCAATGCGGCGGCAAAAGGTTTTTACACAAAAGCTGAGTTTGATGATGCAACCACCAAGGGATACTCAGACAAAGCAACATATGACAAAGCCGAGGATCTTGGCTTTAGAAATGCCAGCGATTATTCAATTGCAACCGCAAACAACATTGATGCAAAGACATGGAATGAAAACAATCATCTGGCAGTGGATGATGGCTGGGATAACTACGCCGAGCAATTAAACGCAGAAAAGCTGGGCTTTGATGACCCGGAGATCTGGAAATATGCCAATGCAGTTGACCTTGAGAATGAAGGGTCAGAAATAACCGAAAACTACCTTGCCTCACAGATGGTAGAGATCGGGAATGATTGGTGGGCCATGCCAGACATGGATGTGATATTCAATGTGAACACTGGCGAAGTGCAGGACGAGTCAGGCAATAAAGTAGATGCTGGCTCATTAAAACTAGGTAACCAGAAGTTGCCAGTGGATTTTTTCCAAGGCATCTTGACCAATCCGTTTGTAAACAAGCAACCACCTACAAAGCCCACTACGCCAGATCCTTCTACTGACCCAGCATCCCAGGCTGGACAGGTCATTCCGGACTTCCAAGACCCCAGCCAGATTGCCAAACGCAAGGAGCGGGGTACGCCGTATTCCTACAATCCGGAGTGGAGCGTGTTGAATCCTCAGGCTTCAACCAATCCGCAAACTCAACCTCAACAGAAGACTCAGCCACTAGCACCAAACACCTCAGATGTGGTGCAATCAGGGCTGTTTTCTGGTATTCTTTCCCCGTATAACCCGCAGCAAGGTGGCCCTTATGGATGATGAAGATTTTTCCCAGTATTTCACAGACCAAGCTGAACAATCAAATTACAACCAGCCTGCGCCTTTTGATATGTCAGCATATCAAAGCCCGGAAATCGACCAGTACATGGCACAGGTTTCAGGTGGGGATCCTGAAGGCGCAAGGGCGTATGCCGATCTTCAGCAAATGATGCAAGATAGACAGGCAACTGGACAAGGCATAGTGCCAAACTTTGTTGGCAATGACCAAAGCTTTGGGTTCATACCACCCAACCAAGAGTTAACTCCAGCGGAAAAAGCCGCAATTGCACGGGAAGAGGCAAGCCCCGGCGGCACAGCCATGTCCGAAGGTGATAAAAAGTATTTGACGGGCGGTATTTCAAGCGCCTACAAGGCTTTGCAACAGGCCAATAAAAAAGCTGGCCCGGATCAAATCTCCAAGAAAGACATGCTGTCCATGCTCATGCCCATGCTGTTGGCAATGATTGCCAAACAACAAGGTGGTGGTGGGTCAAGCATGTCCCCTGAACAGCAGGCCACTCAGCCAAAGATTCCATCCTTAGCCGCCACACGGGAAATGACTCCCTATGTTGCCCCCGGCGAAAAGGGATACACCCGTCCCGGCGCTGGTGGTAAGACGTATTTTTCTGATGTCCAGTACAAGGCTGATGGTGGCGCAATCCAATCACAGCCCTTTAATCCTGGACAGACAAATTACAAAAATCCTTACTCGCCTCAGGATCCTGTGCCAATTGCTATGCCAACCACATACAAAGCCGCTGGCGGTGGCATTGGTGACCTTGGTGGGTACTCAGATGGCGGTAGGCTATTAAAAGGCCCAGGGGATGGTGTTTCCGACTCAATTCCTGCGAAAATAGGCCAAGACCGGCCAGCGAGGTTGTCTGATGGGGAGTTCGTTATCCCCGCCCGTATTGTTTCAGAACTTGGTAATGGCTCAACAGAGGCTGGGGCGAAAAAGCTCTACGCAATGATGGACAGGGTCAAGAAGGCCCGGAACCACAAAAACATTGCAGCCAACACCAAGGCCGACAAATATTTACCCGCTTGAGGTTTAAACATGACAACTCCCGCCTCTACAACCCCAGGAATGACCACCACTGCCGGTGGTACGACTCAGTCGGGCCTGTCTGATTTTGCACAGCCATACATCGTTGGCTCTGCATCTGACCCTGGTTACCTTACCAAGGCGAAGGCTCTTGGCAACATGGGGTATCAGGCATACGGCGGCCCATTGACCGCCGGGACATCTGATCTTCAGACAAAGGCGTTCCAAGGTATCGGGGGCCTGTCAGTTCCAAGTTCAATTGGTACAGCCGCAACCACGGCGGGGAATGTGGCAAACAAGTTTGCAGGGATGAGTTACAACCCAGCGCAGTTCAACAACCAATTCACTGCGCCCGGAGCGTACCAAACAGGTCAGTTTACAAATCAGTACCAAGCACCCGATCAGTATCAGGCGGGGCAGTTTGATACCGGCACGTTTGGTGCTGATCAAGCCCAGCAGTACATGAATCCGTATTTGCAGTCTGCGTTGAATCCTCAGTTGGAAGAGGCCCGGAGGCAGTCCCAGATTACCCAGTTGGGCAACCAAGCCAAGGCAACTCAGGCCGGTGCTTATGGCGGTGGCCGTCAGGCAATCATGGAAGCTGAAACTCAACGTGCTTTGGGGTCTAACCTTGCCAACATTACCGGGCAGGGTTACAACACGGCCTACGACAAGGCCATGGGCCAGTTTAATGCTGACCAGACCCGCCAGTTACAGGCCCAGCAGGCCGGGGAGCAATCCAGGCAGTTTGGCGCAACTCAATCTGCCACAGCCGCCGATCTCATGGCAAAGTACGGCCTGTCTGCACAACAAGCGCAGGAAGCGTCACGGCAATTTGGCGCTGGTCAGGCCATGACCGCCGCCCAGCAGGCCGCTCAATACGGCTTGGCAGGTCAGCAAGAGACAGAGAAGTCCAAACAGTTTGGCGCAAACTATGGTTTAGAAGCCTTGAAGAGCCAGCTTGCCGCCGCACAGGCACAAGGCGCATTGGGTCTTACCGAGAACACGGCCAACCTTGCCAACCTCCAGCAACAACTTACAGCGGGTGATACCCAACGCAAGATTGAGGCAGAGGGCATCAAGGCTGATCTGGATGAATTTAATGTGCAGCGGGAGTTCCCGTATAAACAGGTTCAGTTCCAACGGGACATTTTGTCTGGTCTGCCCGTCACTGCAATCACATCTCAGGGGCCACAGCCCAATGATTACGCTTCATTGATCGCCAGTTTTGGTGGCATGGACAAGATGATCACGGATGCAAATGCAAACCCAACCACAAAGAAACTTTTGAAATATCTGGGCCTTGACTTGGATGAGGCTTTAGGGGGTTAATATGAATCTAATACAAGTACAAGACCGCCTGAAGGACATGCCTACACAGGCAATCATGTCCTATGCCAATGGATCAAACCCGGACGTTCCTCCTTACCTTGCTCTAGGCGAATTAAACCGCAGAAAGCAGATGGAGCAGAAGCACGCCGAGGCTCCGCAAGGCACGGTCAAGGATCAGATAGAGCAGTCCGTCAAGCTTGCCCAAGCCCAGAAGGCCGCACAGGCCCAAGGTCAGCAGAAGATGACTGAGGCCATGGGGTCACAGCAAACTCCCGTACCCGGTGGCACACCTCAACCCCAGGAGCAGCCTGAGTCAGGCATTGCTCAACTGCCCACAGGCCCCATGAATTTCCGTGACGGCGGGATTGTTTCGTTTGACGGGGAAAATGCAAGTCTTGTTGATCAAAACATGCCGTCAGACGAAGAGTCGCAGTTTATGAAAGATCTGCGAAAAATGTTACCAGGGTTAAGCCCTCAGAATTTACGGCTGAGAGGGATGCAGGAAAGAGCAGTCCCAAGCCAAGACGCTTTAAAACGACAGGCCGCTGGCCCGGTAGGGTATTTTTCTAGTTCGGCAGATGAATTTGCACGGGCAAAAGCTGATGCATTGGCGGCTGAACGGAATCCACAGGGTTCTTCTGCAACTGCCGCATCTGAATTGGCCGCTGCAAGTGCATTTGAAAATCAAGGCGCTCCCGCAAAAGCGTTGCCACCTACGACCCAAAGACCTCCAAGCGTTGGCGGTGGCAGAGTGCCCAGTGGCGCACCCCCATCTGGAGCACCACAGGCTGGCGCTCCTACGCCTGAAAACATGTACGACACGCTGATGAAGCGGTCTGAGTCTAGAACGGCAAGCCAGCCAGAGTTGCCTGAAGATTTGCGGAAGAAAATGGCTGAATATCTGCCATATTTAAACACTCAGCCCGGATCAAAGCTGGAAGAGCTTTACACCCAAATTGCAAAACGTGATGAAGAAGATCGTGCCCGCTTCCTTAAAAACGAGGAAGAACGCAAGCAAGGTCGTTTAAACAGAGGATTGATGGCTGGTGCAGAAGCAACCCGAGGCCGTGGTGGTATCGGTGCTTTAGGTTCATTCTTTATGGGCTACGGCAAAGCTGGCGAAGCAGAGGATGAGGCCGCAAGAACCCGTACAGATGCCCAGCGGAAGATAGAGCGTGAGCAGGAAGTTCTGCGTGCAACAGTGTTGGGCGGTATTGAGGACGCAAGGAGAGCAGGTCAAGAAGGTCGATTCAAAGATCAAAAAGAAGCATTGGCTAAAGTGGCAGACGCAAACAATAGGCTGGAAGAAAATAAACTTTCAACAGCAGTTGCAATTACCACCTCCAAAGAGGCTCAACGTCACAACATGACTGAGGAGCAATTTCGGCGTGAGCAGTTGCATTACACAAGAGTGGCCGCTGAAAAAGGGCCTCAGATTGAACAGAACTACAACTTCATCCGCAAGGCCAGACCTGATCTAACACCTGCCCAAGCCTATGACCAAGCAGTTCAATTAAGTCCTGGCGGCATTGCTGGCGATAGATTGCAGTCAAAAGAGATGCATGAGGCTCAATCAGAATACAAAGCAGACCCATTGACGGCATCTTTGGTTATGGATGTGAAGTTGGCTGGTAGTGACCAAGCCAAACGGAAAAAAGCCATGGATGCATTGAATGAGCATGAGCGTTCTTTCTATGCAAAGAAAGGTTTGACCCTACCCGGAGGATCAAGCGGTGCTTCCGGTGTGCCGTCCAATACAATCAAAGTTGATGCAAACGGCAAGCCAATCAATCAGTGAGAAATAAATGGCAGTTAACATCCAACTGGTTGATGGTCGTGTCATTCAATTTCCTGATGGCACAGACCCAAAGGTAATTGAGGAAACTGCACGAAAAGCTACCCAAAACCCGTTGTTTGGGGTTTCAACCCAGGAACTCAAAGAAGCCCCAAGCGCCCCATCCAAACTCAAGGATGTGGGCATTGCCGCCCTGACGGGCTTGGCAGGTGGCGCACAGTCCCTGACTGACTTATTCGGCGCAGGGAACATTGCATCCAGGGGCCTGTCCAGCGTTCAGCAATCAGCGCAGGAAGGTCTATCAGAGGCCCGTAAGGCAGAGATTGCCAGGGACGAAGAACTGAAGAAACGTGCCGAAGGTAGCTTCCTGGACGAGGCTGGTGCTGGCTTTCGCTCCTTTGCCAACGCCCCATTGCAGGAGGGCATCCAAGCCCTCTTCTCCTCCGCTCCAATCATTGCCGCAGGCGCTTTGACAGGTGGTGCTGGCGCTGTCCCATTGACTGCGGCCCGTGCAGGTCTTGCCGCCCGTGCGGCACAGGCTGGACGAGTCGCTACAAGCGGCACAGGGGTTGGTGCGGCCATGGGCCTGGGTGGTCAGAAGGGTCAGGACTACGAGACGGTCAAACGGGAACTGATGAACCGTGGCATGCCAGAACCCGAAGCAGAGGCCAAGGCCCAAGAGGCGGCGGCTTACAGTCTTCAGAACCTACCCCGTCAAGCTGTTGCCGCTGGTGCTGGTGCATTAGAAGGCCGCTACGGTGTTGAAGGTGCGCTGTCCAACTTTATGAAACAACGAGCAGCCACTGCTGCTGCCGGTAAAGCGTTTACACCAGAGCTACCCCCAGGCTACGGCAAGGCCGCAGTCTCATCAATATTTGGCGAGGTAATCCCCGAAGGCATCCAGGCCGCTACAGGGCAAGTGGGCACTAACATCGCATTGACGCAAGCAGGCATACCAACTGATGCTCTTCAAGGTGTGACCAGTGCAGTGGCCCATGATGCCGCAGTTGCCGCTTTGCTTGGCACGGCAGTGACCCCGTTTCAGAAGGCCAACATGGTTCGGGAGTTCAACCAAACGATGGTCGAAAGACAGCAGAAAGCGTTTGAGGAAGAGGCCAAGAGGCGGGAAGAGTTTGAGCGCAAGAGGCAGGAAGAAATTGCCAAGACCCGCCAGGAGTTGGGCATACAAGAAAAGCCGCCATTGCTTCTGGAATCAGACCTGTATAAGGATGAAAAGACAGGGGAACTCAAGTCCAAAACCAAACTGGATGTTGCACCTCCCGTCACCGATCCATTGATTAACCCATTGGGTAACCTGACCAAGGATGAACTTGGTCAAGCTGTTGGTGTGTCTGATGTTTACAAGTTTGTAGACAATTACCGCCGAAAAAATAATTTACCCAAGCTTGAAACCTATTCCATTGAAGACCTGAAAGATGCCCAGCCAGGACTGGCAGAGGTTGGGGAGAAGGGTTCGCTTGAGTCAATCCTGACGTTTAAAACAGGGTACGAAGCCAACACACCAATAGCTGCCGAAAATGTTTTAAACACGGCTTTGCAGAAGAATGTTGAAACGGGAACCAAAGGGTGGAATGACTTCTTGGCCCGGACAACAGGCAACAACTCCCTAGACACCATGTCTGGCCCTGAGTTGCTTGCAGTCTCACAGGCTTTAAACAGATTGCCAGACCCGAAGCCAGAATCTGCGCCCATTATTCTGCCCGAAGGCACTAACGCCAAGCTGTTTAAACAGAGCCAATACGACCAAGCAATCAGCGCAGTTGATACTGCCTTGTCCGGTCAGGGTCTGTCCTTGACCCCTGGGCCAATGACTGAACAGGCCACGCTGGACGTAATCAAGCAGGCAACTGGCCTGACCTTGGACAAGCATGCCAAAGCCATTCTGGACACCGCAGTCAAGCAAGGTGACTTTGATCTGGAGATGACCCCGAAGTACGAGGTCACTGACCCAGCCACTGGTGTCAGGGTTGGTGACTTGTACGAAACCCGCACGGAAGCGCAGGCCGCTGCCAAGCCCAAAGGTTTAAACGTCAACGAGATAACGGAGAGCGCAGTCGTTGCGCCCAAGACCGCCACCACCCTGCCTGATGAGTTTGACATCCAAGAAGGCGAGTTCAAGGCTGGCGAAGCACCCGAAAGCTTTGACATCATGGCCGGGAATACGGTTCTTGCCAATACAGCGTCTTACGAAGATGCCGCAGGAAGAATTGAAGGCTTTACCAAAATAAGACAGCGGATGGCTGACCAAGCGTTAGCCAAGGTTACAAAACTGCAAGAAGAAATTGCCAACAGTCAGAGTGACCTTGAACAAATGGAAGCCAAGGGTCAGGCAAACACCCAAGAGTACATCAATGCCCGTGGCGCTCATGCAAAACTGCTTAAAGAGCAGGAAGTCAAAACAAACGAAGCATTTGACGAGGCAGATAAATATAACCCGGAGACAAATCCGATCTCCATCAAGCCCCGCAAGTTAGCTCCTGTTCGCCGCAGGGGCCTAACGGTGCTTCAGAAGGGCATCCCTTCTGCTACCTTCCCCACCCGGACAGCCGCAGAAGAGCACATCATCGCCAACATGTCTGATCAGCAACTCAAGAAGCTGACCAAGACTAAAGGCCGCAGAACATTGGCAAAACGGGCATTGGCCGAGTTGCAGGCCCGTGAGGACAAGAAGGCCGGGGTCACCAAAGGCTTTGCGGTCAAACGTTCTGAGATTGAAGCGGAGCCAGAGGTTTCCCAGGAGGTCAAAGACAAGATTGCCGAACTGGAGAAGTTTTTGCTCCCAGCCCTGCGTAAGCTGGGTTTAAACGATGTTGCCCTGAAGATTGAGCAATCCATCGCAGGCGGTAGGGCAGGAGGCTCCTACTACGAGAGCCTAATTAAGATTGCCATGGACGAGGAGAATCCTCTGTTGACCATGCGCCATGAGGCGTTGCATGCCCTGAAGGCTCTGGGATTCTTCACACCCCAGCAATGGGCCACCCTTGAGCGTAAGGCCCGGACAGAATGGGTGAACAAGTATCTGCGTCAGCGTAACGTGAATGGAGGGCCAATCCAGCCCAATGAGAATTCCCGCTACTATGCCTACGAGTTGATGAACATCATTGAGCCAACTGTGTTCAATGAGCAGAACCCTGACCAGCCCCAGAGAACGGTCATGTCCCAAGCGGACTTCATGGACTTGATCATTGAGGAAGCAATTGCTGATGCGTTTGCCGACTTCACTGTAAACAAACCCCCACCTGGGATGATCGCTGCGCTGATGCAGCGTTTAAACAAGTTCTTTGAAGCTCTGCGTAATGCCATGGCTGGCGCTGGGTTCCAGACAGTGGATGACATCTTTGGCAAAGTTGAGGCCGGTGAGTTGAAGGCCCTGGGTCAAGGCCCCGCTGGAGCCAAAACAAAACTTTCGGTGACTGCCGAAAAGGTTGAAGAAGTTGACCCCAAAAATGTTGGCAATATTGTCACCAATAGCGCATACAAAGATGCCGGTATTAATGTACTAGGCTCCCAGATTGAAAAAACTTCAAAGCCACTGGAAGTTGATGATGTTGGCAAATTGTTTGACGATGCGTATATGGCAGAGTTTGGCAAAGCTGGCGATTGGCGCAACCCCGTTGATTTTAAACGTGCTGTAGTGCAGGCTGTAGATGAGCTTAAAGTCCAAATGCAGCAGGCAAAATCTGGTCTAGATTGGTATGACGAGGATGTTGCTGAAGCGTTTAAACTTACCCAGCGTTACATACCAAGTTTAAAAAATCCTGAAAAGCGTGCTTTGTTTTCGGTTATTGCAGGGATCATGTCCCCCAGCACTAACGCAAGAGACAACTGGGTAATTGCCGCCCAAGCCTATCAGCACTATGAAAAAACAGGAACTTTGCCTGGAACCAATCCTGCAACAGGTGGGCTTTGGATGGGTGGCCTGGAATCGGCCAACAAGAAAAAACAATTGGACATGCTTAACGCAATGCTTCAACCAAAATCAAAGGGTGGCTTGGGTGAGAAGGGCGCTGTTGAATGGTTGCAGGGCGTGCATACAGTTGCAGAAATAACAAGTTTTCGCTCTAAATACGGCGGCATGGGCAAGTCTAGTACTGGTGGCAAAGCAACAGATATTCTGCCCGGCTTTACAGCCTTTGGCCCAAAAGTTGGGCCATTCGTTATGAACATAAATGGTATACACGAAGTAACTGTTGATGTGTGGATGACACGCACCTTCAATAGATATTTTGGACAAATGATGGGGCCTGATGGTAAGATGGTTCGTGCCCCAACAGAACCACAACGTGTTGCAATTAAAAACCTCGCAGTTTTAGCAGCACAGCAACTTGGTATTAAGCCTTACCAAGTGCAGTCAATGCTTTGGTTCATGGAGCAGCAAATATTTAACAAGCTTGGAACAGGAGCGAAAAGCTATGGGTTCAGTGACGGGGCAACCAAGTTCAGCGAAACGCAGGGAGGAGTTGGAGTATCAAAAGTGCCTCCTGCAAACATCGGCGCTAATGCGACTGCGAACAAACCAACCAGAAAGCAAGCTGTCGGATCTGGCGTTCAAGCGGGTAAACTATCAGTTAGATCAACTGGACAAGAAGTAACAGATGAAAACATACGATCTGCAAAACCTGCCATTCGACCCGGCGATCAAGGCGGGAGAAGAGTCACGGAAGATCAATCAGGACGAGGAAACCGAGGAGGACGGGATTCGGGCCGAGGCACTACGCCGCTTGCAGGTGCGCCAACTGTCCAAGGGGCGACAGGGCCAGACCCAGAAATAGTTAGTGTTGCCGAAGCATATGCGGCAAAAAACAACATCCCATATTCACCGCAGGAATCCTACGTTGAAGTAGATGAAGATCGTGCAAGGCGGCTGGCACAGGCATATGAAGACATGCCCCATGCGCCAAAAGATCCCGCTGTACAAGCGGCGTATAAAGATTTGGCTGAACAAACCAGGGCGCAATATGATGCGCTTATAGATGCTGGATACAAGTTCACATTCTTTGATAGCGAAACAGACCCCTATGATGGCAACCCATGGAACGCTATGCGTGATCTGCGTCAGAACAAGCAGATGGCCGTGTATGGAACCTATGACGGCTTTGGCACAGAAGGTCTTACAGACACCGCTGTTGAAGACAACCCCATGCTTGAAGACACCGGGTTGCGTTGGGAAGACCAAAACGGTGTTGATCAAATCGTTACCGCCAATGATCTTTTCCGGGCCGTGCATGATGCATTTGGTCATGGCTTAGAGGGCGCTGGCTTCCGTGCCAGGGGCGAGGAGAACGCATGGCAAGCCCACGCCAGATTGTTTACTGGCCCAGCACTCGCCGCCATTACATCTGAAACCCGAGGCCAAAATAGCTGGTTGAACTACGGGCCGTATGCAGAGAAAAACCAGAACGCCAAAGTGCAAGACACGGTTTTTGCAGAACAAAAAACTGGCTTGATGCCCGATTGGACTTGGACAGAAGGGTTGCCCAAGTTGAGCGTAAGAGGTAAACAGGGGGTAGTCCTGGGCACTTTACAACCTGGGGCGGCAAGCTTCAAAGGCGCTCACTACGGGAATGCCAAGGTAGACACCCTCAACGGGGACAAGTACGGCACAGGCATACGGGGCGCAGAACGCCGCCGTTTAGACGAAACCGGGGATGATCGCATTCGCCGCCGTGTGTATTTCTACGTTGCCAAGGAAGACGGAACAATGCCCACGCCAGAAGCTGGTCTGGGCCAATACGTTTACACGCAGCAGTTTGACAACATCCTGCCCCCAGGCGCAGAGATGAGTAAGCTGTACAGCCAAGCCAATGCAAACTCCAACCAGTTTGAATCGGCAGTGGTTGATGCTGGCTACGATGGATATGCCATTCCAAACATGGGCATGATGGTTGTTCTGAACCACAACGCACCTGTCGAATACCGGGGAACCCGTGTTGAAATGGCAGAGCGGGGCGAGAAGTTAAGCATCCGTCCCCCGCCTTTGGTTGGTCGGATAGCCCCTAACACACCAGAATTTAAACGCTTCTTTGATGGCAGCAAGGCCATCAACGATGACGGCTCACCAAGACTGATGTTTCACGGGACAGTGGAAACGCCGGGCGAAGAGGGTAATTTATTTAGCGCCTTCAACCTGTCAGATGATGGAAAACTTGGCTCTGGCGTTTACACAACCTCTGTGCCGGTCTACGCAGAAACATTTGGGTTCTCACAGCCTGCGCTGATGCCCCTGTATTTGTCGGCCAAGAACCCCTACTACATCGAACTGGGAGACTTCCCAACCCGGATGAAGGGGGATAACCTTGCCCTGACGGACGATGCCTTCAATGCCCTGGAAACGCAGATGAAAGAGGCCGCTACCAAGCTGTCAGGTAAACGCCTGATGGACTTGGAAGGCGGTCAAGTAAGGAAGATGTTTGAGAAGGCTGGCTATGATTCCATCATTGCCAGGGACAGCTACGGCAACATCATCGAAGCCCTTGCGTTTAAACCTGAACAGGTTAAGTCAGCCACCGGCAATGTGGGAACCTACGACCCCACCAACCCTGACATTCGTCTGAGCGTCCGCAACATCATCGGTGACCAGAAGGTCATTGATGCTTATCTGTCCAAGACTACGGCACGGGAAGAGAAGGGCCATGCGGCCCGTATGCTGGATGCCATCACCCCGCCCACATATACATCTCTGCGCCAGATGTTCCTGAATCAGTACGATTCACTGGCCCGGTTGGATAACCGCTATGCCAAGGCCAAGGGCATCGTGCGTTTGATGGCCGACTCCAGTGCAGAGGCGGCGGCGTTGATGTCCGACATGGCCGCTGGTGTTGCCGCACGGGTCATCGGAATGGGCGGTAGCCCAGGTGGTGCTCCCGTGTATCGCAACGGCGCTACCTACATCGACAACAAGAATGGCACGATCAAAGGCCCAGCAGAAATCTTTGCTCCCCTTGCAAAGCGTAACGACCCTGAGATCTACCAAGCCTACCAATACTGGGCCGGTGTTCAACGTGGGTCACGCTACATGCAGAACCCCAATGGAACCTACGAGGAAAAGCTATTCAACGACCCAAAAGACATTGCCTACGCAAACCACCTCCTGACAAAGTTTCCTGAGTTTAAACAGGTGCAGGCCGATTGGAACCTCTACAACGATGGGCTTGTGGACTACATGGTCAGCACAGGTGTTATTTCCAAAGAGGGTGGCGAAAAGTTTAAAAAGTATGGGGACTACATCCCCTTCTACCGCCAGCTTGAGGGCGAAGAAACCATTGGCCCGAAGGTGTTCCAGAACATCTCTGGGGTCAAGCCTCCCAAGAAGGCAAAGGGTAGCGAGGCTCCATTGGCTGACTTCCTGGAGACAGTTGTAAGGAACACGCAAGCCGCCATTCAGGCGGGGATGAAGAATGCCGCCGCTATCCGCACTATGGATATGTTGCTTGACCCACAGATTGATCAGGCCACAAAGATCAACAAGCCTCAAGGCATCAACACCGTCTCCCTTTTGCGGGGCGGCAAGATTGAGCATTACCATGTAAACGACCCGCTGCTGGTGGACAGCCTGAAGAGTTTAAACCTCGCCAAGCTCCCAGGTTTGGGATTCCTGTCAGGCCCCGCCAATCTTCTGCGTACTCTGGTAACCAAAGACCCAGGGTTCATGCTTGTCAACTTGATGCGTGACTCCATGTCTGCATGGGTGACCAGCGGTCAGGACTTCAAGCCCGGCATTGACACCATTCGTTACTTTGGCAAAGCACTGGCCGGGAACTCACCAGAGGTTGAGGCCATCCTAAACTTTGGCATGGGTGGATATGATTTTTCCAAGAATGTGGAAAAGAGTGGCCGGGACTTGGCCGCAACCCTGAAGAAGAAAACCCAGGGCAAGCGCACGTTTGGTCAGAAAGTCCTCAATGTAGCCCCATCCTTGTGGGAAGCCTTGGAAAAAGGCACAACCGCATCGGACATGGCAACCAGAGCGGCCATCTACAAGAGCGTGATGAAGGAAACGGGCAACGAGACTGAGGCCCTGATGCGTGCCCTTGAGGTGATGAACTTCAACCGCAGAGGAAACTCAGTTGTGGTGCGTATAGCCACAGCCGCCATTCCCTTCTTCAACGCCCGTATGCAGGGCCTGGATGTGCTGTACCGTGCAGGTATACGCCCGTACAAGAGACAGCTTGTAAACCTAGCCTCAGATGTTTTGAAACTGGGCTTGGAAAAGCAGGAAACTACAGACTACGAGAAGCAGATTGCCAAGACATTTGCCATCCGTGGTCTAGCCATGATGGCCGTGTCATCTCTGTACTGGGCCATGACCCATGACGATGATGAGTACCTTACCCAGGAGCAAGAACTCAAGGACAACAACTTCCTGTTGCCCAGCCTTGGTTTAAGGCTCCCAATCCCGTTTGAGGTGGGTGTGATGTTTAAAGTCATCCCAGAGCGGTTGTTGGAACTCAGCTTTGGCAAAGACACGGGCAAGGACTTCAGCGAGGCAATGGTTCGCAACATCAAGAGCAGTCTGTTCATGGACTTGATGCCACAGACGATCAAGCCCATCTACGAGGTCACCACCAACTACAACTTCTACACCCGCCGTCCCATCGTGGGGCAGGGCGCAGAAGGCATGGCCGCTGAATATGAAGTGGGGCCGGGTACGTCCTCCTTTGCAGAGGGCCTTGGCAAGACGTTGGGGTATTCACCTCTCAAGCTTGACCACCTGATTAAAGCCTACACCGGAACTATTGGCACATATGGGGTTTTTCTCATTGATAGCGTTATCGATGCAAACAGTAATGTGCCAAAAGCTTCACTGCGGTTTGAGCAATTGCCGTTCTTCAGGCGCTTTACCCTTGATAAGGATGCCCGTGGGAAACAGACGGCCTACTACGACCTGAAGAACTCAGTGGATGAGGTTGTCCGCACCGTCAATCACCTGGAGAAGGCCGGGAACTACGAGGAGATGGGCGAGTACATGCAGGACAACATGCGAATCCTTGCGGCCAAGGACTACATCTCTGCGATTGACAAGGAGATGAAGTCATTCCAGGAGATGGGCAACATGATCCGCAGTAGCAAGATGAGCGGGGACGAGAAGCGGGATGCCCTGCTGGCCGTCACCCAGGCCCGGAACAAGCTAACCGGGAACATTCAGGAAATCAAGAAGATGATAGCTTCAGGTGATTGAACTCAAATAACCACCCAATTGTTTTTCGGTGAGCTTCATCCCAGGCGTTTAAACGCATCTCCTTGGACATCGACTTGCCCTGGTCAATTTCCATGTGGCAGTGGTAGCAGAGCGCCGCAATGCGGTAATCATGGGCCTTCAGCCCCCTGCCCTTGCCGTCCCGTAGCTGATTGGAGTGAGCGGCCACTATCGTGCCGTTCTTGACTCCGCATAGCTGACAGGGCGACTCCCGGACGATCTCAAGGAGTTTTTGGTTACGGTACATCATGGGTTTTTCTTTGGCCGTCCACGCCGCCTGTGTTTATCCCTTGGGGCGCTGGTAGGTTGCTCAAGGGTGTTGAAGCGGTGTTCGTTGAAGCATTCTCGCATTCTGTTTACACGGGCATCCACCCTGCGTTCACTTCGTACAACCACTGTCTCGGCTCCACACTGGGGACATTTCATTTCCCCTCCTTGGCTTGTTGCATGTGACGCAGGGCGTTGAACAGCAACTTGGACTCGGCCATGGCGTTTAAAGCCTCGGCAATTGCACCGTCAAGGTCATTGTCCAGAACCTTGTCATGTGCATTCTTCAGGGCCTTCTCGGCCATCATGCATGGGTACGCATAGTCAATCATTTAAACACATCCCTCTTAGCTACTGGTTTGTTGGAAGCCACAATTGGAAAGCTGGGGTGGATCTTTTGTTCATAAAAGCCCCAGGATTTTTCTTGATCCCACTGCGTCCATGAATAATGTATCTCACCCTTCTTGCGATAACGCCACAACATCCTTACAGGCTTCAATTACAAGACCCCTCGCATCTCCCATCCCAGGAGGAAATAATTCCACCGCATGGTCATGTTGGAGTTGGTGAAAACTTTGCCATCCCAAGCTAGATCTGCTTCGGTATAGCCTTTGCCCGTCATTAGGGCGATAAATACTTGTCGTGCTTTCATTTGCGCCCCTGTGCCAAAATTGTGCAGATTGCGTAGTCTCCGGTATTTTCAGCTGAATACAAAGCACAGGCGGCAACCATCGGGTCAGCGCCGTTGCTCACAGCCTTGTCCCACTTGTCCCGCTTGCCATGAGCGTTAATGGTGATGCAAACAGCCAAAGTTACCAAGAACGCCAACACCATGCCCCAAATACCAAGCCAAAATTTCTGATCACTGCCCATTGTTTTTCTCCTTGAGTGCTTCGTTAATGTGCGTGTAAAAAACCCAGTCTCGTGAATAGCCCGACTTGATGGCTTCTTCTTGTACGCCTTCGCCCAGCAACTTAACTTGAGTCAGCGTCAGCCCAACCCACTCACCCTTTGGATACAAAGGCCACACCTGACCAAGCGGTGTAAACAAAGGACAGTCTTTATCTGTACTTGCTATGTCTTTGCTTGGGTCGTACCATGCTATTGGTTTCATGTGTTCTTCCCCTTCAAGGCTTGTTCAACATCTTCAATCAACTGTCTTGCTTCTGGTTCAGCCAGCGTTTCACATGGGTCTGCACTTACCAAACAGTCATTCTTCTCCTCATCCGTCAGCCCTACCCATGTGCGCTGTGGTGAGTGGGTGTAGAGAGGGATTGGAAAGCATTTATGGTCATTGTTGTCACTGACATTGCCATCAGCATCCATCCACGCTAAAGGCTCTTGGCTTTCCAGCTCTTTGATGGCTTTCTTGCCTGCTTGGATTGCTTCTTGCCGCTTTTCCTCAACTTTTTTCGGCCTGTTCATTGCGGGCCATTCAACTATGTGATCATTTTCCAACGCCTCTACCATCTGTTTCAACACTTCAATCATGCTTGTCCCCTTGCTCTGATAGCGGCGGCGCATTGGTCACGCACATCAATTTCCTGTTGCATTGGTAGGCTCTCGCACAGCTTTGCACACGCCTCACGCTCTTTAAAAGCACCATTTGCCCATGCAATCTCACACATACGCATGGTGTGTTCTTCGCAATCATGGTGCGTATATGGGGCTTGACTGCCTTCGTTGTGCCACCATGCTTTGAATGCTTCTTGTGTCATGCTTGTTCTCCTCTTGATCTGATGGCAGTGGCGCAATCCATGCAGGTTACATCCCACATAGATACGTCTGTGATGCTGTATATGTCGGGTGCTGGCAAACCCTCTACCAAATTTGCACACGCCTCACGCTCAGCCTTCACGGCAGCATTCCACGCTATTTCTGCAAACAATTGACCAATTGGTTTAAACAAAATTCGAGCAGCAAAGCTCCATCCAATGCCATCCCACCATTGTTTAAATGTCATGCTTGTCCCCTTGCTCTGATGGCGGTAGATGCGTAAGTCACATAGCTGGTCTTTTCATCAGGCTCAAAACGCTCTGCCACCTTTGCACACGCCTCACGCTCAGCCAGGACTGCTTCTTCAATCTGGGCTTTGTACTCGGCCTCGACCGCTTTGCTCCATTCCTTTGCCATGTCATCTTGGAATTCTTTTCGTGTCAAGATTCTCATGCTTTTTCCTTCAATTGCCATGCCATTGATTCGCATTCGTTTACACAGAAGTCCAGGGAGCGAATCTCACCCTTATCGGCTGAGAAGGCAGACATGATGGCCTTGAGTTCCTCCCTCATCAACTCAGGGTCACGGGCATCACCAAAATGGGCGCAGTCATACCCAAACCACCACAGGTCATCTCTCATGCCAGCGTAGGTCAACCCACCATGCACATCAAGGGCAGCCTCATCGTAAGTCTTGCCATGCCATGGATGATCATTCGGCACAGAGACATACCCACAGCGGTGTCCCATGTCAGTGGCAATCACTGTTGCCTTGAGTCCTGCTTTTGTTGTCCATTCTTTTTCTATTTTCATGCTTCCCTCGCTTTCATCATTGCATCTGCAATTTCGTAGGCTGTCTTTGCAAGCTGTTCGTAAGATGAACCAACGCTTGTTCTTAACATAGCCTTTGCCGCAAAGTAATCCCGCAGGGTCATGCCTGTCATGTCAGTCCTGTGCGGGTTGGGAAATGCTTGTTCTATCTTTTCCATGATCTGTCTTTTCCTTGATCCTGATGTGTGCTGCCAATGACCTTGCCGCATGGCAAGTTCCTCGAATGCTTCGTCCTCCGGGTCAGTCATTCCATTTCTCCTTTAAAAACCTATCCACTTTTTCTTGCTCAAACTTTGCATAGTGCTGGGCCGCTTCCCAAAACCCTTGCAATGAGTCTTGGTTCACAAGCCACGCAAGGCGGCGTATCGCAGGGGTCAGCTCAACGCCAGCTTCGGCGGCAAGCCTGTCTAAATTTGTATCCAATCGTTTTGTCATGCTTTCTCCTTTGTGATCTTTGGCTTCCTACGCAAAACATACAGCCAATACTTGAATGACTTGTGCCCCGCTCTCCACGCACCAATGTTGAGTCGGATGGCATACAGGAACACGCCCCACCTGTACGCCCATGCAAGGTCTTTCTGCATTGAATCCCAGTCGGCATACATCCCATCGTTGTATGTGATTCGGTATCTCATAGTTCTTTTTCTAATCGTTGCAGAACCTCTTGTTTTGTAAGTCGGTATTCCCAGTTACACCCATTGGCTTCTTGGCGCAAGCAAGACCACCAAAATGTGTTGGGGGTAGCAGGGTTTGGGCTACGTCCTTCGTAAGACAGCTTGTATTTGCCATCCCCCAAAGGTTCAATCCGCATATTCATGCCTTCTCCTGCATTTGTAACGCTACCAATCTGTCAATGCCAATAGCGACCTCAAACACTGCGCCATGCACCCAATCTTTGCGGACAGAACAACCCGCAACCTCAAGGCCACCAATGTGCCAGTCCAATGTCTTCTCGCTATAGTGCGGCAACTCATCGGCGGGTTCGTATGTTCCGCCGTAAGTTTTCACCAGAGCCTCCAGTGCAGTTTCAAGATACGGCGCTTTACTTCCGTGGCTTGCAAACAACTGAAACTCCATTTGATAGAACTGCACTAACCGCAACTTGCTGGCCCGCATTGTGTCGGGATTCTCCTCATCCCTAAAACTCAACCCCACCTGCCACAAGCACATAGGTAAACGCTTCTTCATTTGCGCCTCTTGGTCATACCGCAAACGCATGGCCTCAAAGGTTCCTGCTGTAGTTTCAGGCCGCAGGTAGCCTCGGCGACCAGCGTTAATCAAATCAAACTTAGCTTCAATGTGCCCTGCTAGGTATTCGGCAGGGGTTAACACAGGGGTTTCCACACGCTCCATTTGAACCGCAGGGTTCAAGCCACGCCACACATCGAGCAGCATTGCAGGGATTTCACGCACCAATGATTCACGGCGCAGAATTTCTCGTTCGTTCCACATTACCGTGGCGTTTGTAAAACAATTTTTCATGTTCTCTCCTTCAAATAAAACTCCATTGCAATGCGGTATGGGTCGAGCAGGGGCAACAGTAATTCTTGAGGGCCATAGTAGTAATAGGTCGGCTTGGTTTCGTCCACTGAAGTAACAACTGTGCCATCAACAATGTGGTGATACCTTGTCTTATCCTCTCGGATTGCATAGCCCTCTGCCCTTGCCACTGCCAGCTTCAATTCAATGCTCCCAATGGGTATACGGTTCTTGATGGTGTCTTCTTTGCCAATCAGCGTTTTCATCTGTCCCCCCTTTCGTTTTCATCCATCCAGAACCACAGGTGCATCAGGCCAATGAACACAAGGCCGCAGACAATGAACCCAATGCCGCCCAACAAAATCGTTGCAAGAATCGTTTCCATCATTCCTCACCGCATTCGTTTAAAGCCGTGTTGGTCAAGTCCCTGACCAGGGCCAGCACCATCAAAGGATCGGCATCGTGCTTGAAATAGTTACGCACCGTTAGCTGAATGTCAATCAATGCGCTGACTGCCTTTGACCCGTTTAAAGCATGACGCAGTCTGTCTTGATCTTCCGGGTAGGTGAACTCAAGAACTGCTTTCATTTTTATTCCTCACAATTGGTGTCCAGCCAAACCTTGCCCACGTTGCACGGACATCAGTGCCAGCAGAGGGTGTGTATTTAAACGCAGGGTCAAGGATGCTCTTTGGCCTGTACGCCGTGGCGGGTGGCACAGCCTTTAGTTTTGTTTTCATGTTGTCTCCTTTTGGAACCACTCGGTTCGTTTACTGCCAATCCAAAAACCTTGTGCGTTTACACACATGCCCTTGGCTTCCATTTCCTCGTCTGTCATGCACCTACGGTCAACACCATATTGCCCGGTGCGGTGCTTCTCAAACGCCCCGCCACTGTTGAAGTACTTATGGCATGCCCCGCACTGGTTTCTATCGCCTCTAAGCGGTTTCATGTGGAACCTTCGTCAGCATTTCTTTGATCAGGTCATCCTCAATGATTTCGCCAAACGATCTGCCTGACGGGAACCGCATGTTGGACGCTTGATTGGCCTTGAGTACATCGATGGCCTTGTTGATGCCATTGTTGTATCCGGTCAGGTACTGCTCACCAGAGGAAACCCGCATGGTCACAGCCTCCCTCATCAGTTGCGTCATTGGGGTCTTTGTCTGAGCGGAGTACTTCTTGAGCATGGTGTATTCACCCGGTTCAAGGTACGACAGGAATGGTATTTTTTTAGAAGGGGTCATGGTCGGCTTTCCAACTTTCAAATTCTTTCAGCAGGTCATCAAACAATTCCTTTGCCACCTCGTTTCCGTACAACTCGGAGCGGGAAACAATCCCACATCGTTTACACAATTCCGTGGCAGCGGAATCTTCGGTTTCAAACCCTAGGAATTCCTGGAAACTTGTATCCCTGCACAACATCCCAGCCTTCTGGACTCTGTTGTTGTACTGGGTGGCAGACTCATCATCTTGAATCCGAACCACGGCACATGCGTACCGTGTCCCGACAAAGTCCCGTAGAAGTTCCTCTGGGATTTCGTCAGGGTGCAGGGACAAGGTCAGGATGTACCCTGTCCTGTCCTGCTTCAAAGCAACCTTACGGGCCTCAAACTGGAGAGCCATGGCTGGTGCTCTTCATCCCAAGCTGGTTTTCCAGATAGGAAATCACAGCCTGATAGCCAACAACCTGATGCTTAAGGTTGTCCACCTCCCGGTGGAGCATGATCAGTTCATGCCGAACAACCGGGACACCTCTGTCCTCAATCTCAACCAACGGCATCGGCTTGTGCTTTGTTTGGTAGTTGAAGTTGTGAATGTCCTGTGGCTTTACGTCAACTGCTTCGCAAATTTCTGCGGTGGTTGCATTGGGGTTTGATTTAACAAAGGCCCGGATGCGGCCCTGTGCTGATAGGGGGCGTGGTGTTTTCATGTTCACTCCTCAAAAGGGTACGTCATCGGCCATGTCATCAAACCCAGATGACTTCGCCGCAGGTTTTGCAGACTCAGCAACCTTGCGCTTGATGCCAATACTCAGGTAGGTCTTCCCGGCCTTCGACTGTTTCTTCCAGCCGCTGAGTTTGAAGACATGCAATCCATCCACCGTCTGGACATTTGCCATGTCCTTGAGGTTGATTGCAATTTCCCCGTAGTAGTCAGGGGACAGTTGGGACATCTTTGATTCGGCGGCCATGAGGCGACCAGCATCAGCTTTTTGTTTAAACGGTTCCATCAGATTTTTCCTTTTCGTTAAAAGTTGCCTTCACGTTGGTGAAGTGAGCCAAGACCTTCTTGTAAAGGTCGTTATGTGAGCGCTTGAGGTCATCCAGTTGGCCTTGGTTGGCCTTCCAATAAGACTTCAATGCACCCATATCCTTGCAAATATCACAGTACTTGATCATCCCGTCAGCAAACAGTTCCTTGTTTGCAAGGTCTGCATCCCCGGTTTCCACGGCCTTTTCAATGGCCTTGGTTACCATGGCCTCAACCTGTGCTGTATCGGCCTTTGTAATGACCTCTGCGTCCTGCATCGGAAGATCATCTCCGCTGTAGATGTACAACCCAAGTCCGTGCAGAGCCAGCGCCTTGGTCATGCAACGCATGATGGCGGTGTTGACCTCAAAGGCATTGGGAGCCGGGATGGGCTGGTTGCGGTGGTTCATCACCGGGAGCATGCAGGTCATTGGCTTTTCAAACATGGTGACGGTTACCCACACCAAGCCCGTGCCGTTTACATCCATGTAAGGAACCTCGGTGTACTGATCACGCATGAATGTTTTGACTTCAAAGGATGCTGTTGGATCAGCCTTCAGGGCCTCTGCCCACGCCCATGCCCATGACAGGTAGGTCAGACCATTCTTCTTTTCGGTATGGTCGTTGACGTTCAGTTTCAGCAGGTCAATCTGGTTCATAAATTCGCTCCATCAAAACATTCATTGGTGTGTAAACACGCTCGACCAGGTAGGCCAAACATGCGGGGCCGTCCATGTCGTACTCTTCAATCTCCACGGCCAGTTCCAGTAAGTCACTGAACACCCCATAGACCAAGTCTTGATCTGAGGTATTTGCGTAACTCCTGACCATGGCATCGGTCAAACTCATCAAGACACCCTCACGCAAATGCGGGGCCTTAACCTTGGGCTTTGATTTCTCCTTGGTATTGCTCGCACCACTGGGCAACAGAGCAATAATTTCCTGTGCATCTTTTCGGTTCCGCTGGTCTTTCTTCGACATATCCTTTTTCCTTCACGGCCAGTTCATCGGCCTCTTCACGGGTTTCAAATAAACGGATGGCTGTTTTGCGGCCTTCACGTTTCACGGCAAAGACGGGGGTTGATTTCCATCTTTCTTCATCGGAGCAGAACGGCAGTTCTTCCCCAAAGTCATGGGACACCTTGGCATTGCGATGCATCTCAAGGCGTTCCCGGATATAGGTTTCGGTGGTGACTGCATCCCACAGGGGGATGTCAACCATGTCAATGGATGCCCGTGGGTATCCCTCTTTGACCTGTCTGCGGTTGAAGTCCCGAATGAAAGCACATATCTGAAGCTTGATGACCTTCTTGCGCTTGACGGTTTCAACAAACCACTTGTAGATGTTCAACTGCTGTTGCCATTCAACCTTCTCCTGCATGAAGGCCCAGGCGCTGGTGAACTTGTAATCGGTGATGACAACCCCCTCTGGGGTTTCCTCTTGCAGGTCGATGGCCCCGCTGATGGTCACGCCGTCCACATTCACGAACAGGCGTTCTTCATTAATGTGCTTGTCGTTAACTGCGTTTTCCATGTTGATATGGATGCCCTTGCCAATGAACTGCCAGCCCAGGTCAGTCACATCTGTTTCGATCACATCATCGTATTGTTCTCGCAACCTTCTCACTCTGGGTGGACTCATCAACTCTGTGACGCTATACTGGGATGCGCCCTTTGAGTATGTATCTTTTGACACCAATGAGACGAGGGGTGCTGGTAAACCGTACTTGTTGGTAATCTTCATTTGCTCTCCAAAGGTTCGTTATGACATTACAACGCAATGATAGCGATAGTGTTGACAGCTTACAAGCACTTTCTCAAATTATTTTTGGTGAGCCAGCCAGCAAGGCCAATTCCAGGAGGCTTGTTCACTTTGGCGGCATGTCCAGATTGATCAAGTCAGCCAAGGCTTTGAGCTATGTAGATGTGTTTAAACAGCAGTGCAGGCCATTGGCGAAGCTGATGGAGGGGGATCTGCGTGTGACCATGTGGATCTTTTATGCCAGCCGCAGACCCGACCTGGACGAGTCCTTGATCTTGGACTTGATGCAGGGCCTTATATATGCCAATGATCGACAGGTGAAGGAGCGGCATACCTACTGGGGACTTGACCCCGATAAACCCCGCACAGAGATCCTTGTGGAATGCATCCCGGAAGTGGCTCCCAAAAAAAAGCCCCGCCGGGCATGGCAGGGCTAAATCCAGGAGGAACATCTGAAGGCCCCAGTTTACACGGAAAACTACAGGCAGCGATAACACTGCTGTAGGTTGCGTTTAAATAATATGCAGAGGTTGTTTTCGCTGTAACTATATGAATCTGTTCAAGAATATGCCACTTTTTGCAGAGTTTCACTTCCCCTTATAGGTGGGTGTTGTAGCCATTGTGCGTTAATACCCTGGTCAAAGACCCTGTCCATTCACCGCAATACCCTGTCCATTGCAGATACGCATCTGAAGTACCTGTTTTTTATTTGACGTTATTTGACTGGAGCTATACGTTTAAACGCTGTGTCATTCCAAACTGGCAGTTTCAACATACAGACACTCCGGAAACCCCACCGAAATCTCCTCCCCCCTTATAGGGGGGGTGGAGGATTTCGGCGTGGAGTTTCTCCGAAAAGTGCCAAAACGGAGGATTTCGGCGTGCTATGTTTAAACGCATAAGAAATTTTATGGTGGCACAAGATAACTTATTCCAGTGGTAACTTGGTGGTAGGTACGTCTCGGCGGGTACAAGGTACGTCTCCACGGGTACAGGTACGTCTCCACGGGTGCAAGGGGGGATAAGTAAGTAGTTATCCCCCCTTGGAGGTTTGCTGAGTTTTTGATATGCTTGGGATTCCAAGACGCATGGGGATTGTGGTACGCCGATAACAGTGCCATCCTTGCAAGGCAGTCCCCAGCCGTGTTGGTGTAATGTGCGATAGACGAAGGACGCTTACCGTTGGGTTCGCAACGGCGCACGGGCAATAGGACATCCCACGAAATCCTCACCCCACCAACAACCCACTAAGCAACTCAGGTATTGCACAGCCTGACATTGCGTGATACAGTGCGAACATTGTTGGAAGTGAAGAGCCAATAAGAAAGCCGTTACACATGACTCTGGCCCCGCAAGGGGTTCTTCACCGGGGTCAGTCGTAACGGCTTTTTTGTTTTCTACGCCCATCAATCGGACTCCATCCGATAGAAAGAGGTCAGCCTGCCTGCGTGGAAGAACAGGGCTACACGGTAAGGTTTAAACCCGGTGCAAGTCCGTAAGAATCCGTGGGGCTGGTCGAATCTGCAAGCCTGGGGGTTTAGGAAACTAACATGCAGATGCCGTAAGGCGGTGAAACATCCCCCTCCCTGCTCCATTTTTCTTGATGGGGTAGGGGGGGTCTTTGGGTGAAATTAAGTAAAGTCAGACAACAGGCCCCTCAAGGGGCCGATAACAGGACGGAACAATGCCAATCAAGTACAAGCCAGAAGAGGAAGATCAAGAGCCATGCGAGGCTTGCGATGGTGTAGCCATGTATCAGGAGGCCGTCAAGCCCAAGGCAAATGGCTATGTAAGGTTCAAAATCAGATGTTTGTCTTGCTCACACACTGTGACAGATGAGCGGGACATCCACCTTGGATGTTCTACTTGGCCCAACTGTGATATGTATGGTTGTGGTGAATGAGAAAACCCTTTGACCCAGCCGCTCACCTTGCTTTTGATAAGCTTGGCAGAGATCGGGTGAAGCATTTCTTTCAGGACTCTTACGGGATTGAGTTGCAGGACAACGCAGATCCTTACGGGGTTGACCTGATTGCTTACCGGGCCGGGGTCAAGGTAGGCTACGTTGAGGTGGAGGTCAGGGAATCATGGAACGCAGATGAATTTCCCTTTGACAGTTTGCACATCCCCGAGCGGAAGCAAAAACTGTTGGACAATGATTTGAAGACGGTGCTGGTGTCTGTCAATCTTCACGGGACACGGGCCTTCATCTGCAATGCAGAGGTCATCCTCCACTCCCCAAGAATGGAACGTGGCAACAAGCATGTAAACAGCGGCGAGTTATTCTTTTTGGTTGACCCGTCACAAGTTAAACAAGTTTTATTGAGGAACGAAACATGAGAGATTACAAAAAAGAATATGCCAACTACGATGGCACAGAGATGGTCAAGAAGAAACGGGCCGAACGCAACAAAGCACGGCGCATCATGGAACGTGCTGGTGTGGTTAAGAAGGGAGACGGCAAAGACGTTGACCACAAAAAACCTTTGAGCAAAGGCGGCACAACGGTCATCAGCAATCTCAGAGCGAAGCCAGCTTCAGCCAACCGCTCATTTAAACGCAAGTCTGACGGCAGCATGAAATGAACGCAGACTTCATTGACCAGTTCCACTTCAATGATTCAACACGGGTGACCTGCCCGTTGTGCTCACCAGAGCGCAGAAAACAAAACCAGAAAGACATGACACTGACCCGCAAACCTGACGGGGCCGTTGTCTATCACTGCCACCACTGTTATTCCAACGGGTCTATCCAACCACACAAGGAGCGTAAATTGTCTGCTGTCCCCGCCGTAAAAATCACAAGCAATAAACTGCAAGACCAGCACTACGACTACCTTAAGACCAGAGGCATATCCCCTCAGACCGCAGATCGAATGCGATTGTTTGCCGCAGACAAATATTTCTCCCGGCTATCCAAAACCGCAGATGCAATTGGCTTCCCGTACTACCGGGACGGGGCACTGGTTTCAGCCAAGTACCGATCCTTTCCAGAGAAGGACTTCACACAAGACGCTGGCGGGGCGCATGATTTCTTTGGGCTGGACGAGGTCAAGAAGGGTGAGCCAATCATCATCGTGGAGGGCGAGATCGATTGCCTGACCCTCATGGAGATTGGTTTAAACAACGTGGTCAGCGTTCCGGGTGGCGCACCCATCAAGGTTGCGGACGGCAAGGTTTCTGCTTCTGAGGACAAGAAGTTTGCCTTTGTGTGGAACGCCAGAGAGATCATCGAAGCGGCCCCCTATGTTGTGATCGCCACTGACCAGGACATCCCCGGACAAGCCCTGGCCGAGGAGTTGGCAAGGCGTATCGGCAAAGACAAATGCAGGTTGGCGAAGTTCACGGGCAAGGATTTAAACGAAGTCTTCCTCAACGCCTCAGATGACTTCATGGTCGATGACCCGTCACAAGTACTGAAAGATATTATTGACGGGGCCACCCCCTACCCCATCGCAGGGCTGTCGGATCCGAGCGTGTATGAGGATCGTTTAAACGACATGTTTGCGAAGGGCGTGGGTCGAGGCTTCAGCACCGGGTACGCATCAGTGGACAGCATTTACACGGTCGTTCCCGGTCAGATGACGGTCGTGACAGGTTACCCAAGTTCGGGCAAGTCCAACTTTGTCGATCAGGTCATGGTCAATCTGGCGAAGGCAGAGGATTGGAAGTTTGCAGTGTGTTCGTTTGAGAATGCGCCTGAGATACACATCTCCCGGCTCATGGAAATCTACATGAACAAGCGGTTCTTTGAGGGCAAAAACCGAATGAGCCAGGACGAAAAGGCGCAAGCGTTTAAATGGGTGAAGGATCATTTCCTGTTCATTGATACCAACGGCGAAGAGCCAAGCACAATGGACTCAATCCTGGAAAGGTCAAGGGTCGCCGTCAAAAGAATGGGGGCACGGGGGCTGGTCATTGACCCGTACAACTACATTGATTTAAACAAGGATGCATCAGAAACCCAGGCCATCAGCGATATGTTGACCAGGGTTCAAAAATTCTGCAAGGCCAATGACTGCCACACATGGTTTGTTGCCCATCCATCTAAGATCACAAGGTCAGGGGTCGAACAGCCAAGGCCAGACGGCATGTCCATCAGCGGGTCGATGGCGTGGTGGGCCAAGACTGACGTAGGGGTCACGGTGCATCGGGGCCAGGACAAGGACGTTCAAATCGCAGTATGGAAGTGCCGTCACCGCTGGGTAGGGGCACAGGGCGAGACAGTCCTACAGTTCAACCCAACCGCCGGGACGTACACCGAAACCATGGACGCCTTCTAATGTTTAAACGCAGGCGGCAGCTCAGAGTTTGAGCTGGCTGCCGTTACTTGTTTAAACACTTGAACATGGCAGCGTGGATGTTTGGGAATTTCCCGCACAGGCGGGGGTAACGGTTGACCCCCATCTGGTAGACCTCCCACCGATTGGTCAGGACTATGTAACGCTCGCCTGATTTAACGTGGGACGGGTCGGGGACAAGGGTAAGGCCCTTACCAACCAGGGCGGGGTTGCTAAGGGCCTTTATAGGCATAACAGAATCAGCACAATGACAAAAAATACCCTGGCGCAGTTGGTTCTAATCTTCTGCACCTCACGGTCGGTCAGTTGTTCTCTCATGGGGTTCCTTATAGTTGCCCGTCTCTCCGGGCCGTCACTGCCTCAACACATTCAAGTTGCAGTTACCTGTTTGCGTTCTAAACAGAGCAAGCGTTCACTGAGGACTCTGTTTAAACACATGTGTCATATGACTCACAAACACCTCAGTGAATTTCATCTTGGGTCGGTCTATTCAGGCGACAGCCCGTATAAAAGTATTCTGCCTTGAACATCCAATCCTCATGGGACATGCCATGCGAGGCGGCCATGATGGCGGCGATATGCAGGACGATACTGGCCTTCATCTCTGGGTCGTAGGGGTAGCCCAGGATCATGTGACTTAACTCGTCCAGCATGCGATTCTGGGCCTCCGTGAAGGCTTTTATTTCCTGGGGGGTGAGGTTAGACATGGTGATGCGCCAATGCCTTCTCCAGCATGGCCCTGGCCTCTGGCCCCAGTTCACGGGCGAGTTGTTGCAGGGTATGCATGTCCGCACGGCCCTTCTCAAACGTGCCGTAGTGATCGGAGAATTGGTAAGTCCAATCCATGTCTTCAAGCAGTTGTTTAAACTCATTCATCTTGCTTCACCATTTCCAAAGCTTTGTCAATGCAACACATGGCCGTGTCCTTGTCCCCTTTGGTCAGCGCCGTGAGGGCATCCTCCAGAATGAACTGGAGGTTTGCAACCTCTGCCACCACTATGTTGTCGCCCCCAAATTCATCCCTGTCTGCAACCATGGCGGCCCAGGATACATAGCCCGAATCATCTGCGAATTGCTCCATCGCCTGGGCCTTGTCAAGGGCGCTCCAGTTGCCAAAGTCAGTCCAATTTGCTGAGAAGTTGTAGATTTTCATGCTTGTGTTCCTTATGCGGCTAATTTGATCTGACTGAATGCAACCTCACCCAACTTGGATACGTCATCGATGCATACCGACTGAGGGTAGGTATCGGATATGTCCACGCCGATCCCCACGCCTACCGTGGTCAGACCCAGGTGCTGACCCGACTTCACTTGGAGGGCGGTAGAGTAGGCCCCGCCCCCATCTGTGATCACAAAGCAAACCTTGCGTGCCTCACTACGGGCCAACAGCAACTCATGGGCGTAGCGCACGGCAAAATAGTCATTCGTTGAACCGCCACACTTCACGCCTTTGATCTCGCCCAGGGCCTTCTTCACGGGCATGGCCCAGGGCTTGAGGACGCTGGTATCGTTGGCAAAGGTCAGCACGCAAGTGGCAACCCCGGCGGCATTGAGGGACTCCAGCAAAGCGGCCAGGGTCTTCACGGCGGGACGAATGCGATTGCCGCCACTCACTTCTTCCATTGACCCTGATACGTCCAGCACGATCACAACAGCAGAGTCGATCCCCTCCACTTCCAGTCTGCGTTTAAACAGGCGGTCATTACCACGGGCCATCGATGGCAGGGCACGCACGTTCAAGGCCCCGGTCTTGCGCCCAGGTTGGAATTCTTCCATGCCGGACTTGTCGAATAATCTTTTGAGGTCATAGCGCATCTTGGCAGGTACAATCACCTGTATGTCGTGGCATGGAACACCAACGTGCATGCCGGGACGGCCAAGCTTTGCGGCCTTGTCATACGTCCCGCAACCCGTTGCACCTTCCGGGATCCCTGCCTCTGGCTCAGTCTCCACGGCCTTGACCATCTCGCCCTTATGCGTGACGGGGGAGAACGCCTCTTTGGGGGCCTCTGGGGCCGCCTTGGGGGTAGGTGTACCCTGACCCTTGCCGCCCTCTTTTGAGGGGCCTTCCTGGCCTTCACCGCCGTCACCTTGGCCCTCACCGTCTGCGCCCTGGCCCTCGCTATCTTCACCTTGGCCTTGACCTTCACCGCCGTCACCTTCACCTTGGGGAGGTTGCTTTGGGGGTTGTTGTGGGGGTTGCTTTGGCAGGGCCTTCAGTTGATCGAACACCCACTCTGCGATTTCCATTGTGTCCCGTGTCCCAGGCAAGCCGGGGCGGCATGCGCCCATGCGGCTCACGGCCTCAACAAAAATAGAGTGCAGGGGGAGGGGCACTGGTATCGTTTGCTTTGCGTGGGGGCGGCACATAACGGCCAAGATAAAGGGGTACTGAGCGGGGTTTGACCAATCTTCAACCTGGGCCATGGCCTCCGCAACGAACCCGTCAATCAGGCGGGAAAGTAATTGCGAACAATTGCCCGTCATGTTTAAACGAATGCACTCCGATTCGATGCGGCCATCTTCAATGCCGTTGTGCAGGGCCATGACGTACTGACGGGCGTGACGGGTTGTCACCACGTTGAAGTCGGTGAAGGCACGGTGTAAGAGTTCATGCAAGACCTTGCCACAATACCGCTCAAACACCGCCACACTGATGATTGCGTCATCAGCAACAATGGACAGTTCCATGCGCCCGTATGCGTCAATGGATGCGGTGCTGATTTGCGTCCAGCGCACGGTGACGCTTGGCAACCCCAGGGCGGCGCAGACCTTGTGGGTAAAGGTTTCAATGCCCCGCATGAATTCATAACCTCTCATTGTTTTCATTTTGATATTCCTGGTGAAATGATGATAGTGTTAGTGTAACGCAACCAATATCGAATTGGTTTACATGTTGTTGAAAATAAATGTCTCATCAATGTAGGACAAGCGGATGGCCTCCAGGGCATGGGCCGACTCACCGGGTTGACGGGCGGCAATTGATTGTGCCCACGCCTCGCTGGGACTGAGGTACTTCAATGCCCGGATGTAAGCAACCACTGACCTGATGCTTGGTGCGTCCACAATGTCGGCTGTTTCAACCTTGGCACGGGCGGCATGTATGGCCTTCAATACATGCTCTGCCAAGTCGGCGGTGCAACCCGTATGGTTGACCACTGCTTGCACCTCTTGCGCCATGGGCAAATAGTCGAATCGAATGATCAGGCTGAACCGATCCAGCAGGGCAGAATTCATGGGGCGTGTCCCCGCATAGCGGCCACTATCATCCCCATTGCCCAATGTGTTATCGGCCACAAAGGCCAAGACCCCAGGGGCACGGCGGTGCGTTATTCCCCCATACGACACGGCGCTCTTGCTCTCCAGTAGACCGTTCAAGACCGCCAAAACCCCTGGATCTGCATTCGTTACCTCATCCAAAAGTATTACATTTGCAGGGGAGGTGAAAGCTTGCAGAAAATCCCCGTACTTGAAAACGGTTGCCCCGTTCTCCAGGCCAACGGCCCCAATGAAATCCTCGCACGTTGAGAATTTATTGAAGTTGATGCGTTTAAATGCCCGTCCCGTCCGGGCGCAGAATTCCTGGGCGGTCATTGATTTGCCCGTGCCCCGATCCCCTGCGAACCAAGCATTGCTGGAGGTATCTTGGCAAAATGCCAGGGCCTTAATGATGGACTCAGTCCAAATGAACATGGGATCGATGGCCGGGGCATCGGGGTGCGTGTAAACATCGAACATCAGGGGGTTGCCCTTTGTGTCGTTCACTTCAATGCCAAAAACACTCAGCGCAGATTGTCGGACGCTGGTCAACGGGGCGAGAGCGGCCACAATGGACTCAGCACCAGCACCCCGCACCGCCGCCTCGAACGGGGCGAATGCGTCAGCGATCAAGCGGCCAACCTGGGCATGCACCGCCTGGGGGTCAACCCCCTGCACCTTCTCGCCCAATGCGTTGGCAACCTTGCGGAGTGCCGCCACTTCATTGAACAAAATCGCAGATGCATTGGTTGAATGCTTGGCCTCACTGATGGCCTTGTCGGCACGGGCGAGGGCATCAAGGGCAGACTGTTCAGCACGGGACGCAACCGCTTGGACGGCATCATTGATCTGGGCAGGTGCGGCGGCTTTAGCCCCGGCGGCCTCCATGTCGGTGCGGGTGAAGGCGTGGGCATCCAGCCCACTCAGCAACCACTGGAAAATGTCGTTTGCGTTTGCGCCGACAACGGGTTTGTTGTTCAGTGCGTTGTAAGCCCGGATGCGGGTTGACAGGGGCAGGGACTGAATGAATTGTGCGTTTGTCATGGTGGTCACCTTATGCAAATTGAAACAGAGAACGATCATTGGGGCAGATGGGCAGGTTTGTAGAACCGTCAGCGGCATACGCCCATTTGTTGGTCAGGCGCACGGCATAGTTGCATTTGGGGCATTTCGCCAAAATCATGCGGGTGCTTTGCTTGGCTTTGAGGTAGGGGTTGACCTTGGCATGCGGGTACAGGCCCAACTCAGCCAACAGGTCATTGGGGCGAAAGCTTGGCCCCGCCACGGTTCTAGTCCAAGGGTTGGCGGTCTTGCCGTCTGCGATCAAGCCAAGGTCAGATGCGATCCGAACGAATGCGGGGCCATGCTTGGATGCCCCGGCGGTTGCGGCGCAAAGGCCATGGATCAGTCGGGCGAGAACAACAGCGGGGTCATCCAGTGTCCATGAAACAGTGATTTCAACCGCCCGGTCAGATGACTGACTGTCACTGAGCGTGACCACTTCCAGGCCATGGCGGCTGAAGTTGGGGGTCTCAGCACAGGCGACACGGATGGACGCAGGGACGGGCGCACCCGCCGCCACAAAATGGGGCCGTAGCAGGTCAATCGCCTGGGTCAGCCACTCTTCACGGGTTTGAAACATATTGTTACTCCTGGTTGTTGATGAAATGAACACTGCAATGCCCGTCAGGGCATGGCGCTGGTCACTCTTCTTCATTGAGGGCCATGGTCACGACATGGCCCATGTAGAACCCCCCGGCCACAACCAAGGCCATCCACAGATAGCCCCCGGTGAGGTTCTGCAACCCCACATAAATTAACAGCACGGACACGATGGACATGAAGATGTTGTACATGGTTGATTCCTTTGAAGTTGTTGCGATATTGTCTAAACGGTTCTGATGATAGCAAAGTTTACACGGTGGGTGCAAGGGTTTTCCCTGCACCGTCCAGCACGGCGTTGAAACGAACCGATCCAATGGTTTCAATGAGGCCCTCCACCTGGGCAAAGGCCATGGCCCGAACCTCTTTGAGGCTGAACCCTTTGGTGGACACGGGGCAACCCTTGTACATGCCACGCACGGTGAGCACCACGCCCCCGGTGCGGGGATCGGACACAACCCAATGATCCTGGGGGGACTTGTGCAGGTGCAAGCAGTGAGTGGTTGACCCGGCGGTGACCACAACAATGTGGGACTTGACCTCGCCAATGATGGAACCGTCTTTACGGCGCATGGTGATTGAAGGCATAAATTTCTCCAGGTTATCGGGCAACATTGCCACTCCCATGCCCCCCGTGGGAGGCATGCGGGTGTAAACGTCAGGCCATTGCGGTGCGAATATCCTCACCGCAAGTGGCACGGCTGATGATGTTCTGCCACTCGCTTATGGGGTTGTGGTCAAGGTCAAATTGAAGCTTTTCACGGTCAACCAGGGAACTACGCTTGGCCCACTGCAATTGCTGATGGGTGAACATGGCCCTGGTGCAAACATCCCAATTGGTTGCGTTGGGGTTTTTGACAAAAGCTTTATGGGCCTCAGTCAATGCGTTTTTGACCAGGGTTTCACAGGTCATGTCGATGTAGATGGTAGGTTTCATGGTTGCCTTTCAGGTGTTTAAACAAGTTGCGGTGATAGCAGTACAACGCCAAGGTTGATATTGACGTTGACATGAAGTTACTAGGACAAACCCTCATGTATAAAACTACAGTGGTTGGCGATTGGATGCCTTCTATATAGATGCACCGGGACTCTGCGTTTGAACTCATTAGGATTACAACGGGAAGTATTAACGGGACGCTGAAAATGAGTACATATAGGAAAGTACTAGAAAACGATCAGAACGGCCTACAAGGCCCCTAAAACGGCGAGTGGCGGGGTGGGTAGCCTGATTTGGAATAACGCAAGCAAGGGGTGTTCTGATGCGTCCTAGAGGCATGTCGGTTTATACAGTAATCACAGGGTTATCCCTTAGAACTTTCCTGCGTTTTGAATTCATATGCACTACAGGCCAAGGCCAATCTGTGTACCTCTGAGGTATGTGGATAGGCTTGTGGGTAAGGTTGTTGATGAAATTGTGGACAAGTGCATAAGTTGTGGATAAGATGCGAACAATGCTGGGTGTTTGTCCAGTATGGGAATAACCACAGATGCAAGGATGTGAGCAATGGCTAACATAGGCAAGTTGAGTGCTGATGAGTACCGGGCGGCATTGGATGAGGCGATGCGGGATGATGATCAGGTTGATCAGGAAGAGCCGGGGGACGAATTGAGCGGAGCGGAACGGATGGCGCATGACGCAGACAAGCCAAGGACACGCAGGGATGGAAAGCATGTAGGTAGTGAATGGAAAAAATACCAACCGTTGACGGCCCTCCAATTGAAGTTCTGTCAGGGAGTCATAGAGGGCAGGACGCTGAAAGCGTCATACCGGGCGGCATACAACACCAATGCAGGTGATGCCACTGTTTCGGCCAATGCCAACAAACTGATGAGGGATCCACGCATTGCCAAGGTACTGGAAGAGGCCTGGAGCGAGACCATTGAACATCTGGCAGATGATGCGGCGGCATCAAAGAGGTACGTTCTGAAACAGCTTCTGGCACTTAGTAAGAGTAGTCAACCTGGGACGCAACTCAGGGCCTTGGAACTCATGGGTAAAGCATGCGGCTTGTTTACACCAATGGTCAGTGAAGGTGATGCACCTGTGAGTGCTGACCAGTTGAAACGTGAACTGCAAGCCCACATAAGACTGCTAGAGCGATCCACTGGTGTCAGCGCCCAGGATACGGTCATCAAGCGCTTGCGTGTGCCGGTGGCGGTTGACGATGGGCAGGACGGCGAGGGTACGGTACTCCAGGCCCCCCTGTAGGCCAGCGACCACCCGCCTGCGCTCTACACTGTATTCCACTCATACCCTCCCCCCCCCCCAACAATTGTTCGCATTCCCACCCCACCCCCCTCAATATGAGAAACCATATCTGAAGTACCTGTTTTAAAACAGGGGGGGGTATATATGTGAGTGAGTGCTTGCACGAACACTTGTTCTCGTTTAAACTTCGGCCATGGAACTTGTAACCGAACGCAGAAAACTTGTCTTGGACTTCATCCGGGCCTATGTGCGTTTACACGGCATCCCTCCGAGCTACGATGTGATAGCCCGTGGATTAGGGATGAAGTCCCGTTCCAATATCCACAGGATTGTCCACAGGCTGAAGTCCGATGGTTTCATCACTGTCAAGCCCAGGAAGTTCTACGGTGTCCGGTTGGTTGATAAATCTGTTGAGAAAATGTTGTCCCTATGAGCCTCCTTACCCGTAAGGAAGTGGACGGCTATATCAGCATGGTGGACAGAGTTCCGGATGCAGAACGCAAGAAGATCTTTGCCCTACTGGAGATGGACAGGGTTGAGCGGTGCAGGGAGTCCTACCTGTTCTTTGTCCAGCAGATGTGGCCGATATTCATATCGGGCAAACATCACCAGATCATGGCAAATGCCTTTGAACGTGTTGTCAATGGGGATTTGAAACGTCTGATCATCAACATGCCTCCCAGGCATACCAAGTCAGAGTTTGCCTCCTTTTTGCTTCCAGCTTGGTTCTTGGGTAAGCACCCGGAGAAGAAGATCATCCAGACCGCCCACACTGCCGAGTTGGCCGTGGGGTTTGGACGTAAAGTCCGCAATCTTGTCCAGTCGGAGGATTACAGGAAGATCTTCAATACGCAGTTGTCTTCAGATTCAAAGGCCGCTGGCCGGTGGAACACGGACAAAGGTGGTGACTACTTCGCTATTGGTGTTGGGGGAGCCGTTACCGGAAAAGGCGCAGATGTATTGATCATTGATGACCCGCATTCTGAGCAGGAGGCCAAGCAGGGCAACCCTGCGGTGTTTGACAATGTCTATGAATGGTACACATCTGGCCCTCGTCAGCGTTTACAGCCGGGTGGGGCCATCATCATTGTGATGACAAGGTGGTCAAAGAGGGATTTGACAGGCCAAATCCTCAAGAATTCGGAGAAAGACGGGGTAAATGAGTGGGAAGTGATTGATTTCCCGGCCATTTTGCCCTCTGGAACCCCTTTGTGGCCTGCGTTTTGGAAGAAAGAGGAGCTAGAAGCCCTCAAAGCTGAACTTCCAGTGGCTAAATGGGAGGCTCAGTACCAACAAAACCCCACATCTGAGGAAGGGGCCATCATAAAGCGGGATATGTGGCGGCTTTGGGAGAAAGAAGACCCTCCCCCGTGTGATTACATCATCCAATCCTGGGATACAGCCTTTGAAACCAACAACCGTGCCGACTATTCGGCCTGTACCACCTGGGGAATCTTCGATCATTCCGATGGGAAAGGCAACTTACGTCCAAACATCATCCTTCTGGATGCGTTTAAACAACGACTTGAGTTCCCGGAGCTAAAGAAGAAGGCATATGAGATGTATCAGGAATGGAACCCGGACACATTGATCGTGGAGAAGAGGGCGGCAGGCGCTCCCTTGATCTATGAGATGCGTAGGACAGGAATTCCGGTGTCGGAATATACACCGGGCAAAGGAAACGATAAGATCGCCCGTGTAAACGCTATTGCTGACCTGTTTGCGTCCGGGATGGTTTGGTGTCCAGATCACCGATGGGCTGAAGAAGTCGTAGAAGAAATGGCTTCATTCCCCAACGGGGACAACGATGACCTTGTGGACTCAAGTAGCCAAGCTTTGATGCGGTTTCGCCAAGGCGGGTTTATTTCCATCGATTCAGATGAGCCAGATGAACCCATTTATCGCAGGAAAGCGGAGTATTACTAAGGATCATTATGGCTAACTTTGACAAAGCACTTTACCCCGCCCCAACGGGCATGGATGACTCCCGTGGCGTGAGTATTGAGATTGAAGACCCGGAGTCTGTAACGATTGACACCGGGGACGTTGAGATCACCCTGGAGCCAGAGAATGATTACGGCGGGGACTTTGATTCAAACCTCGCAGAAATCCTGGACGAAGGTGAACTATCCACCATCTCATCTGACCTCATGGAGTTAGTGGACGCTGACATATCCTCACGCAAGGATTGGGCAGAAACCTTTGTCAAGGGCCTGGAAGTGTTGGGGATGAACTATGAAGAAAGAACGCAGCCTTGGAACGGAGCATGCGGTGTTTTCTCAACCATCTTGACGGAAGCGGCCATCAAGTTTCAGGCCGAGTCCATCATGGAAACCTTCCCAGCCCAAGGCCCGGTCAAGACCGAGATCATTGGTGCGATTGACAAGATGAAGGAAGACGCAGCAGAACGTGTCCGGGATGACATGAACTTCAAGCTGACGGAAGAAATGCCCGAGTACCGCCCGGAGCACGAACGGATGCTCTACTCCCTGGGACTTTCGGGTTCTGCGTTTAAAAAGGTCTACTACGACCCAGCCATGGGACGGCAGGTAGCCCTGTATATCCCGGCAGAGGACGTAATCGTGCCTTACGGGGCATCGAATTTAAACAACGCAGAACGGGTCACGCATGTGATGCGTAAGACCAAGAATGAGATCAAGAAGCTTCAGGTCAGCGGGTTTTACCGGGAAATAGACCTTGGCGACCCCGTCAACATAATGACGGACATTGAGAAGAAAAAGGCCGAACAGCAGGGTTATAAAGCTTCCGATGACAACCGCTACCAGATCCTTGAGATCCACACTGACCTGGACATTGAAGGGTTTGAGGATGTGGACAAAGACGGGGAACCTACCGGCATCGCCCTGCCTTATGTAGTGACCATCGACCGTGGAACCGGGGATGTCCTGGCAATTTACCGCAACTGGTTAGAAGACGATGACATCAAAGCCAAACGCCAGCATTTCGTGGACTACTGTTATATCCCAGGATTTGGCTTCTACGGGATGGGTCTGATCCATGTGATCGGCGGCTATGCCCGTGCAGGTACTTCCCTGATTCGCCAGTTGGTGGATGCGGGGACTTTGTCCAATCTGCCCGGTGGATTGAAGTCCCGTGGCATGCGGATCAAAGGAGATGACACCCCAATCGCCCCAGGTGAATTCCGGGACGTTGATGTGCCAAGCGGAGCGATCAAAGACAACGTCATGGCGCTCCCGTATAAGGAGCCAAGCGCAACCCTCCTGACTCTGCTCAATCAGATCACAGAAGAGGGACGCAGATTGGGTTCCATCTCTGACATGAAGATCAGTGATATGAGTTCCCAGGCCCCCGTAGGGACAACCCTGGCAATTCTGGAAAGAACCCTGAAAACTATGGGAGCCGTTCAGGCCCGTGTCCATTACTCCATGAAGCAGGAATTCAAACTGCTCAAGGGAATCATCCGGGACTATGCACCCAGTGAGTATGAATACGACCCCCAGGGCGGGAACCGCAAGGCCAAGCAGTCTGACTACGACATCGTTGAGGTGATTCCGGTCAGTGACCCGAACTCCAGCACGATGGCCCAGCGGATCATGCAGTATCAGGCGGTGATTCAGTTGTCCGCTCAGGCCCCGCAGATCTACAACCTGCCCAATCTGCACCGTCAGATGATTGAAGTTTTGGGGATCAAGAACGCAGATAAGCTGGTTCCAGTGGATGATGACCAAACACCACGGGATCCTGTCAGCGAGAACATGGCATTCCTCAACGGGAAGCCAACCCAGGCATTTATCTACCAAGATCACGATGCCCACATCGCCGCTCACACATCCTTCATGCAGGATCCAATGATTGCCCAGACTATCGGACAAAACCCAATGGCCCAGAAGATCCAGGCGGCGGCAATGTCCCACATTGCAGAGCATTTGGCGTTCCAGTACCGCAGGAAGATCGAAGAGCAGATCGGCGTGCCATTGCCTCCCCCTGACCAGAAACTGCCAGAGGACATTGAAATTCAGGTGTCCCGGTTGGTGGCCGATGGTGCAAAACAACTCCTCCAGGCAAATCAGGCCCAGGCCCAACAGGCCCAAGCCCAGCAACAGGCGCAGGATCCCATGGTTCAAATGCAACAGCAGGAACTGCAAATCAAGCAGATGGATGCCCAGGCAAAGGCGCAGAAGTATCAGAGCGATGCTCAGATCGCCCAGGCCCGTTTAAACATTGAGTCGCAGCGCATTGCGAATCAGAAGGAAATGGACATGGCCCGTATTGCCTCGCAGGAGAAGCAGGCCAACCAGAAAGTTCAAGTGGACATATTTAAACGGAATCAATGATGCTAGATCAAGCAATTAATTACCTCATCAAAGAACTGAAAGAGCGGGAATCGAGCCTGCTCGAAAGTCTTGGAGGGGGCGCAGCGCAAGACTACGCCTCCTACCGGGAAGTGTGCGGCAACATTCGGGGTCTGCTGTTTGCACAAACTTTAATCTCCGACCTTGCGAAAAAAATGGAGAACTTTGACGATGAGTGAATTTGATGTTGCGGCTGTAGATCTGTCGGGTATTTTGAATACCACGGCAGAGGAGAAGGCAAAACAAGTGCCTGATCCAGCTACGTTCTACCTTCTATGCGTCCTCCCGGACATTGAGGAGGAGTATGAAAGTGGTCTGATTAAGTCCGGGCAAACCATACATTTCGAGGAAATACTGTCGCCGGTACTCTTTGTGGTGAAGATGGGGCCTGATGCTTTTAAGGACACCAATCGTTTCCCGTCCGGGCCTTCGTGCAAGGTGGGAGATTTCGTTCTTGTCCGTCCCAATACCGGGACACGGATCAAGATTCATGGCAAAGAATTCCGGTTGATCAACGATGACTCTGTCGAAGGTGTTGTCCAAGATCCCCGTGGAATAACCCGTGCGTAGGGGAAGACATGGCTGAAATTGAAAAAACTGAGTTTGAGTTTCCACATGAGGTGGAAGAAAAACAATCCAAAGCTGGTGGCAAGATCGTTGAGCCTGAGTCCGATGAACCGGAAATTGAGGTAATTGACGATACCCCAGAGGAAGATCGTGGCCGGGAGCCAATGAAAACCCCGCCCGAAGAACCTACAGACGAGGAATTGGCAACGTATTCCAAGCGGGATCGAACCAAAACCCGTGAATTCCACAAGGCTTACCACGATGAACGCAGGGCAAAAGAGGCCGCTTTGCGTGAAAAAGAGGAAGCCATACGGATTGCACAGCAGGTTTATGAGGAAAACCAGCGCCTGAAAGGCACGGTTGACACCAATCAAAACCTGTTACTTGACCAAGTAAAGCGCACAATTTCCCAAGAAATTGACCAAGCCAAGGCCAAGTACAAGAAAGCCTATGAGGATGGTGACTCAGATGCCCTGGTCGATGCCCAGGAAGCCCTGACAAACGCTAAAATCAAGGCAGATCGTGTAAACAATTTTAAGCCGAAGCCTTTACAGGCCCCGGAAAATGTTGTACAAACGAGTCCAAGTGCTCCACCGCCCGATGAAAAAGCCGAGAGTTGGCAGCGTGCCAACCCTTGGTTTGGGCCAGACACTGAAATGACGGGCTTTGCATTAGCAGTGCATAACAAGCTCATCAATGAGGAGGGTGTAGACCCGAAAAGTGACGAATACTACCAGCGTTTAAACGGTAGGTTGCGCCAAGTGTTCCCAGATAAGTTTGAGTCTGCGGAACCCGGTGATGCGAATCGCCGCCCAAAGTCAAATGTAGTTGCTTCGGCAAGTCGCAGTACTGCTCCTAAAAAGATCACACTGACGGCCTCTGAGGTCAACATCGCCAAACGGCTTGGAATTCCTTTGGAACTCTATGCTCGTAAGGTTCTGGAAATTAGGAGAAGTACAAATGGATGAGCAGAAACGTGAAAAGCGTGCCCTTGAAAGTCGTGAAGCAGATATGCGTCCCAAGCGTTGGATGCCGCCTACTCTGTTGCCTGATCCCGAACCAGAAGATGGCTATGCCTTCCGCTGGATCCGTCTAAGCACCTTGAACAACCCTGATCCCACGAATATTTCTTCGAAACTCCGTGAGGGATGGGAACCTGTAAAGGCCATTTCCCAACCAAAACTCCGCTTGGTAAGCAATCCTAACGGACGCTTCCCAGACGGCATTGAAGTTGGTGGATTGTTGCTTTGCAAAACCCCAGTTGAGTTTACGGTTCAGCGTGACGAGTATTACCAGCAAGTGGCTGATACTCAGATGCAATCTGTGGACAACAACTACATGCGTGATAGCGATCCTCGGATGCCCATGTTCAAAGAACGTAGCTCCAAGGTCACTATCGGTAAGAGTATTTAAACTTTTTTGGAGTCCAACATGGCTTACCCCACTGTCTCGGCCCCGTATGGTCTAGAGCCTGTCAATAGAATTGACGGCATGCCTTACGCTGGTGCTATTCGACAGATTCCCGTTGCCGCTTCTTTTGGTACTGCTATCTTCTCTGGAGATACGGTTCAAATCGACAGCACCGGCTATCTGATTCTCTCAACCACCACCAACTCTGGCACTATTGTCGGCGTAGTTGTTGGCGGTCAATATGTGAACTCTAGCGGCCAAACCGTTCAGAGCCAATATATTCCCGCTTCAATCAGCACGACTAGCAACTATGCTTATGCGTATGTTGTGGATGACCCCATGGCCCTTTTCAAAGTTGCCGTTGTGTCTTCTGGCACTACCATGAGTTCCGCAGGTCGTACCGTAGTTGGCACTAACTTGGCTTTGGTTCTCAACGCAGGCAGCACCACCACTGGTAACTCTGCTTACGCTGTGACCTTGACCGGTGCTGGCACTACCGCCACTATCCCAATCCGTGTGATCGATGTTGTGCCTGAGACTGCTACCGCAGCTGACACTTACACCGAACTGTTGGTGAAGATCAACACTCACCAATATAACAACACCACTGGTGTTTAAGGAGTAAGAAATGGCTATTTCCCGTGCCCAGCTACTCAAAGAGTTGCTCCCTGGTCTGAATGCATTGTTTGGTCTTGAGTACGCCCGTTATGGTGAGGAACATAAAGAAATTTATGAAACCGAAACCTCTGAGCGTTCCTTCGAGGAAGAAACCAAACTTTCTGGCTTCTCTGCCGCACCGGTCAAGAACGAAGGTTCTGCGATCCAGTACGACAACGCACAGGAAGCATGGACTGCTCGTTACAACCACGAAACCATCGCTATGGGCTTCTCCATCACGGAAGAGGCAGTGGAAGACAATCTGTATGACAGCTTGTCCAGCCGCTATACCAAATCGTTGGCCCGTGCAATGGCATACACCAAGCAGGTCAAAGCCGCCTATGTGTTGAACAATGCGTTCAGCACCACGGTGACTTACGGTGACGGCGTGAGCTTGTGCTCTACCGCCCATCCGTTGATCTCTGGTGGAACCAACAGCAATCGCCCCACCACCGCCGCTGACTTGAATGAGACTTCGTTGGAAAACGCAGTTATTCAAATCGCCGGTTGGACGGATGAGCGTGGCCTGTTGATCGCCGCCAAGCCCAAGAAATTGGTTGTTCCCCCGAACTTGATGTTCGTTGCAACCCGCCTCCTGGAGACGGAATTGCGTGTCGGTACTACCGATAACGACATCAACGCTCTGAAGAACAATGGTTCGATCCCAGAAGGTTACTGCGTTAACCATTATCTGACCGACACCAACGCTTGGTTCTTGTTGTCTGATGTGCCTAACGGCCTGAAGCATTTTGTCCGTTCTCCGCTGTCCAACTCCATGGACGGTGACTTTGATACCGGCAACGTGCGTTACAAGGCCCGTGAGCGTTACAGCTTCGGCGTATCTGACCCCTTGGGAATTTTCGGTTCACCCGGATCTTCTTGATAGGTAAGTAAAAAAGGGGGCCACAAGCCCCCTTTTTTCTTGTGTCCGTTTAAACTACATGGTATAAATGAGGCATTCCGGGAAACCCGGTGTATCAAACTGTCCCGGCAGACTGTCATGCAAGATTGATACACCTTAACGCATGGAGATATTCTTATGGGATTCGCAACTCACCTTGGCCCTTGGTTGTTGGGCACTGTTAAAAACACCACCGGCACGACTGCTGGAACCATTCAAAACACGGGAACTACCCTTGTTTCCCAAACTAAAAAAGTAGTTTATGACGGCGCTATTTATACCGCTGACACTACCACTACCCTGTTTACCATCCCCGCAGGCTCGCAGATTGTCAGTATCTTTATTGACACGCTGGTGGCCTTCACTGGCTCAACCGCTGCAAACATGTCGCTGGGTATTACAGGCTCAACCGCTTTGTATTGGGCCTCTACGGACATCACCACGCAAGGTCGTTTGGCTAATACTGGTGCTGCTGCCAAGCTGGGCAACTGGGCTGGCGCAACATCTACTGCTTCCCCCAACGGTATTGGTGTTGGCGCTACTGATGTGTCAATCATTGCCACTGTTCGACCAACTGTCGCCAACGTGACTGTCGGCACGGTGCAGTACACCATTGTCTACGCAGTGGCAGACTCTACGGGTGTGCAATCACCTCCTGCTTCACAGCAATAATTGATCTTGGGGGCTTCGGCCCCCGCTTTTTAAAGGATTGATTATGAATCAAACCAACGTAAAGCAAGCGCACCTAAACGGTAGCGGCTTTCTGGTTCTTGGGCGCAATCGAGTCAAAGCGATTTCTTTTACCGGCACAGCAACCGCCGGTTTTGTGGCGTTGTTTGATACGACAACTGCACCTGTGACTACGGCAACTTATGGCCGCTCTGGCACAACCGTTACGGTTTCAGCAACAGCGCACGGGCTTGTGACAGGTGATGTGATCGGCATTGACTTTGCCGCTGGAACGGGCGGCACTGCAACCAATGGAAACTACTCAATCACCCGAGTAGACGCAAACTCTTTCACGCTCACTGACATCAATACGGGCTCTATCACCGCTGGTGCATCAATGGTGTATTCAAATCGCTGGTTGATGACCTACGATGTGAGTGCTAGTGACACGTTCAACAACGCACCAATCATCCCCCAAGATGGCGTGTTGGCAGTCAATGGTGTATACGCATACATGCTCAACGTAACCTCATGTAACATTTACTATGGCTGATAAAAGCTTCAACTTGGTGGGGCGCAAGCTTATGATTGCGATTCCCTGCTATGATGGCAAGGTCAACATCAAGACCTGTTTTGCCATAGCGCAACTCGTCCCCAAGTTGGACAAGATGGGCGTCCAGATTCATTTGGTTCACCTGTCTGGATGCTCAATCATCACAAAGGCCCGAAACAAGCTGGTGTCCAACTTCATGGACTCAGACTGTACTGACCTGCTGTTTGTGGACGCTGATGTGGTCATCAATGTCGAGGCCGTCACCCGCCTCATGGCTCTGTCCACAGACCGGGACATTGTGGCTGGGACGTACCCCCGCAGGGCGGCAGATGCCAAATTCTTCCTAGATTTCTATCTGGATGAAGACAACCAATTGGAATTTGACGAAAACGGCCTGATGCGTGTGGAGAGCGTGGCAACGGGCTTTATGCTCATTCGCCGTCATGTAATGGAATCCATGATCGCAGCCCATCCTGAGTGGAAATACAAGGGTGATGGGGACGGCGCAGATGAATACGCTGTGTTTGACTTTGCCATCGTGGACGGAAACTACATTGGCGAGGATTATCTGTTCTGCCGCAGGGCAAGGGAACATGGGTACAAGATCTATCTCGACCCCATGATCAGCTTACCGCACATTGGCACACAAGAATTCACTCGCAACTTTGAGCAAGACGCTCTACAGCCACTGCTCAAGGAGCATTCACGGTTGCACTTGAAAGTGGCAAATGGGTAGCCCAGCATGGACACGCAAAGAAGGCAAGAATCCCAAGGGTGGTTTAAACGCCAAGGGACGGGCCTCTGCCAAAAAGCAGGGTATGAACCTGAAGCCTCCTCAACCAGAGGGAGGAAGCAGGCGAGACTCTTTCTGTGCAAGGATGACTGGAATGAAGAAGAAACTCACATCCGAGAAGACGGCGAAAGACCCAAACTCACGGATTAACAAGGCTCTTCGGGCTTGGGCATGCTGAGATGGACATTCATTCAATTTGGTCAACAGTTTTAACCCTGTTCATGGGGCTTTTGGGCCTTGTGATGCGGGAGAAGTTTGAAGAACTTTCCCGTCTGAGCATTCTGTTAAACAAGACAAGGGAGGAAGTTGCCCGTGATTACGTTACTCAAGCAGAAGTGCAAAGAATTACTGACCACATTGACCAGCGGTTTAACCGCCTTGAAGCAAAGATTGACGAACTTATTCGTCAAAAAGGGTGAGTGATGCCGTTACCCCTTATACCTCTTGCTCTGACCGCTGCCAAAGGGTATGCGGCAAGTAAGGCTGCCGAAAAAATTCCGGGCGCAGATGCCATTATGAATCCTGGTCGGTGGATGAGGAATCAAGTCATTGACCAGCTACCAGAGTATTCCAGAGAGAATGCACGCAAAGTAATGGACGTTGTTACTGACCCCGTGGGTTCAGCAATCAAAGCCGGTGGTAGAGCTATCAATAAACAAATTGACCCAGATTTAAACGCAGCTATGGATAGGCAGACGGCCATGAACTCAGATGCACAACGTGGTGTCCAAGAAGCTTATGAGAATAAAGCCGCCAACGCTTTGCCCGGAGGCATCAGTGACTTGATTCGCCCCAAGGCACAGGCCCCGGTGGACTATGGCTCAATGTCCGGTGATCAAGGGTATTTTGACGAAACCCAAAAGATGCCTGGGTTTGAGTACAACGAAAGCCCAATGTCAGATATGCCAGAGAACGCAGATATGGCAAATTACGACATGGACAGCATTGGCTCAACAGATTTCAAAAAAGGTGGACGGGTAAAGGCCCGGAAGCCTGCAAAACGCACGACAATGTCAACTCAATCATCTGCGTCTAAACGGGGTGATGGGATTGCCCAAAGGGGCAAGACACGGGGAAGGTATATTTAATGCCATCCTCGTCAAAGAAACAACACAAGTTCATGGAAGCCGTGGCTCATAGCCCAGCTTTTGCGAAGAAGGCCGGTGTCCCGCAATCCGTGGGGCAAGATTTCAGTAATGCCGACAAAGGCAAAAAATTCAATAGAGGTGGTGCTATGCCAATGGATCCAAGAATGCTTGCAATGATGGCCGAGAAACTCAAAGGCCGTTCCATGGGTGCTCGTCCGGGCGCTCGTCCCCCAATGGGCGCTCGTCCCCCTATGGCCGCTCCTGCCGCTCCTGCTGGCATTCCCGGCATGAAAAAAGGTGGGATGTTTAAAGGTAAGGAATCCATGAAGGAAGAACTTGCCGAAGCCAAAGCCATTAAGTCTGGCAAGATCACTCCCATGCAGTATGCCAAGGGCGAGAAGTCTGAGCCTGCAATGAAACGTGGCGGCTCCACCAAGAAGATGGCAAATGGTGGCTCTGCATCCTCAAGGGCTGATGGTATTGCTCAACGTGGCAAGACCAAAGGCAAGTTGTTGAAAAAGGGCGGCATGGCCTGCTAAGGAGTTTAAGATGAACAAAATGAAGCGTTACGCTGGTGAAGACGAAAGCTTGGTAGGCGGTGCTGAAGATGAGCGTCCCGCACCTACCGGCATGGCTGAAGCAACCGCTCCCACTGGTGACATGGGTATGGATGTTGAAGACGAAACCGGCGCTAAATCAAAGTTTAAACGCAACCCTGAGACGGGTGAGTTGTACAGCGAAGAGATGACCAAGACCAAGAAGAAGAAGAAAACCACTCCTTCTTTCTCTGAAAAAGCCCGTAAGGCAGGATTTACCAGCGCAGAAACCAAGGGTGGTGCGGCTCTGATGTATCGCAACCCTATGGGTAAGAAGATGGCCTCTGGCGGTACTGCATCTAGCCGTGCCGATGGCATTGCTCAACGGGGTAAGACCCGTGGGAAGATGTGCTGATGTTGCCCAGCCGTGGAATGGGGGACATCAATCCCACCAAAATGCCTGGGCCGAAGCGCAAGAAGCGCCGGGACGATACTGACTTCACGCAATATGCCGAAGGTGGGGAGGTGTGGGACAAGCCCAGCCCCGCCAAAAAGCCCAAGAAGTTGAGTCTGGCGCAGAAAGCTTTTGCAAAGGCCACGGCCAAGAAGGCTGGTAGGCCGTACCCGAACTTGGTTGACAACATGAGGGCGATGAAGAAATGAACAGTTTGCATATGGAAGATTGCGCCATTAAAGATGATGGCCCATGCACTTGTGGCACGGAAGAAATTCTTGAAGAAATAGCTTTGGAAGAAGCTGGTTTGGATAACGAATGACAACCACAGGGACATCAATATTTGACATGGACTTCACGGAGATAGCCGAGGAGTCGTGGGAGCGTGCGGGTCGGGAAATGAGGTCTGGTTATGACCTCAGAACGGCACGCCGCTCCATGAATTTGATGACCATCGAATGGCAGAACCGTGGTTTAAACATGTGGACGATTGAGCAAGGCTCCTTCGAGCTTACTGCCGGTTTAAACACATACCCTCTACCGGACGATACGATTGATCTTCTGGAACACGTTATCCGGACGGGACAGAACTCAACGACCAATCAAGCAGACCTGACAATCACCCGTATAAGTGTTAGTACCTATGCCACGATCCCCAATAAGCTGACTCAGGCCAGACCCATTCAGGTTCTAATTCAGCGCAATTCAGGTCAAACTGGGGCAACTGCACTGACCTTGGACGGCTCAATTACCAGCACAGCCACCACCATAACCCTAGACTCTGTCGTGGGCTTGGCGGCGGCAGGGTACATCAAGCTGGAAAATGAAATAATTTATTACAACTACATCGATGGAAATGTTCTAAGTAACTGTTTCCGGGCGCAAGCCAACACCGTTGCGGCTTCGCATGCTGACAATGTTTCAGTCTTTGTCCCTCAGTTACCTGCCGTGACTGTCTGGCCTACCCCCGATAACACGACTACCTACACATTTGTGTACTGGCGCATGCGTAGGGTGCAGGATGCCGGGGCCGGTGTAGAGACTGCTGACATGAATTTCCGCTTCCTACCATGTGTGGTGGCGGGGCTGGCCTACTACATCGCCATGAAAGTCCCTGAGTTGCAGGGACGGATGGACATGCTGAAGGCAACCTACGATGAGCAATTCAATCTGGCGGCTGGGGAAGACCATGAAAAGGCCGCTTTGCGGCTGGTTCCCCGTCAGTCATTCATTGGATCTGGTGGCACATAATGGGCAACAGGTTTGCGTCAGGTAAATACTCAATTGCCGAGTGTGACCGGTGTGGTCAGCGGTACAAGCTGAAACAGCTTAAATTTGAGGTTGTCAAGACCAAGCTGTATCAACTGAAGGTTTGTGATGAATGCTGGGATCCGGATCAGCCGCAGCTTCAACTGGGTATGTATCCGGTGGATGACCCGCAGGCTGTAATGCAGCCCCGCCCGGACACAACGTATGTAACATCAGGTGTAAACGTGGGTGGGTATCCATCTGGTGGTTCCCGAGACATTCAGTGGGGCTGGAGGCCTGTAGGTGGCTCCAGCTTCTTTGACGTAGAACTCACGCCAAATTACTTGGTGGCAACGACAAGTGTTGGTACAGTATCAATCAGCGCAACTTAGGAGCAGATATGGACAAGAAACAAGTCAAGGCAATTGCCGACACCGAAGCCAAGAAAATGGTCAAAGGCCATGAATCCCGCATGCATGCCAAAGGTATGAAGGCCGGTGGCCCCACCAGTTTGGATCGTAAGAAATACGGAAAGAACCTTTCCCGTGCAATGAACCAGAAATCTGGGAGCAAATAATGGGCAAATACAGCATGAAGAAAATGGGCAAAGAGGTTGGCGATGCCAGCGTCTATGCCGAACCCCACACCATGGATGGGAAGAAGGCCAGCATTTCCAGCAACCCCGGTAAAGGGCCAAACGGGAGCGAGGCCGTGAATGTAAACATGTCGGTTGGTAACATCAACCGCAGTGGATATTCTGAACCCAAGAC